ATGTCTGACGACAAGTTGAAGGTCGATCTGGATGCGCTGGACAAGTTGGCGCCCGACATGAGCGCCAGGGCTAAGCGCGTGTACGACAAGGCCGCGAGCCCAGCCAAGATCGCGGCCGGAGAGGCGCCGTCGCTGGTGGCGGTGCGCGAGCTGGTCACTCAAGCTGTTCCCGATTTACAGCGCGCGTTCGCTGGACGGTGCGCGAACGTGGCGGATCTGTCGGTGCAGACCAAGAATGGGTTTGGCGACACCGAGGAACACGTCACGCGGCTGATCATGTCGGTGACCGGGCTGTCACGGACGGCACACTGATGTCCGGGTACTCGTTGCGGCTGCTGCTGTCCACCAAGCCAGAGAACTCAATTGAGGGCATGCGTCAGGCGATCCTGGCGGCCGCCGAATTACAGCTAGAGGCCAAGGCCTACAAGCGTGACATCGACCGCCCCGGCGGGCAGGACTGGGAAGGCAAGGCCGCCACCGCCGCCCAGGACACCGCTGCCGCCGATGAGAAGGTGGTGTACGGGGCCACCCAGCATCTTCAGGATGAGGGTTCCGAAGCGCTGAATACGTTGTCATTCAAGGTCAAAGAGAGCCACAGCAGCACAGTAGGTATCTACAACGACCTGACCTCGCACGGCTATAGAGTCTCTGAAGATCTGACCGTCGAATGGATCGTGCCCTCACGCACCACTCCTGAGCTGATCGCCAAGGGGCAAGAGGTCGCGGCCCGCGTCACTCGGGAGATCCGCGGCGCCTACGACAAGTGGTTCGCCGCGGAGGAAGAGGCCAAAGCTGAAATTCTCGCGATCATCTCCGAGCTGAACACCTCCTACAACCCGATCGGTGGTCTGACCGCCAACGCGGGACAACTGGACGGCGCCTACTTCCAGGGCGGCACCCAGTGGGACGCCGACGTATTGAAGCGGGTGCAGGCCGCAGCGCTGCTGAGCGATCAGGAACTCGCGGACATCAACGGCGGCAAGAAGATAGATATCGGATCGAACCGGATGCAGTACCTGTACCAGTTCGCGCACTCATTCGACGGCAAGACGCCCGAGCAGATCGCCGCCATCAAAGCCGGTCTACCACCAGAGCAGCGTCTGGCTATGTCGCGCGCGTTGGCGATCGTGGCCAATGATCAGGTCCGTTCCGGGGTGGACAATCCCAATGGGGTCACCGAGGCTACAAAGAAGAACTTCATTCCCGCTGCGGGGTCGTTGCGGGATCTGGCTGATGGCATGTACGCAGAGGGATCGCGTACCGATCGGGTCGTGAGTGGCCCTCTCGGTGTTGGTCCCGCCGCCGACAAGGCTGGGTTACCCAATGTGGAGTTGCGCGGTGTCGATGACATGCAGGCTATGGCCAAGATCTTTGAAGGGGCGGGCCCCTATCTGAACGGGTCGGAAGCTGGTCGCGCAATGCTGGACGCGGCCACCGAGTACTCCAATGCCATCATCGACAGCCAATCACCCGACACACCAGCGCATCTAACCTCCGATGCCAAAGGTCCGCTCACCGATGCTCTGGCCGACATCTACCAAAGCGCCGGGCAGGACCATGTAGATGTGCACGAGATCGTCACCGGCGAGCCCACCGAAGGTGAGAAGTTCCTACGTGGTGTTCTAGAGGGTAACCATGGTGATCAATCCGGCAAGGTCGATGACACCATGCAATGGGCTGGAGATCACTCCCAGATGGGCGCCGAAGTCGCCAACGAACTGGGCCACTACATGGCTGACCCAGCACACAAGGCGGAATTGCAAAACATGGCCGGGGGTGGCAACTTCGCTCAGAACAACCCCGAAATGGCAGGCACCTTCGCCAAAGTTGAGGGCGAATATCTCAGTCAGTTCGCAGACCCCGACCCCTCCCATCGGCATGACCCCGGCATCAAACCATTCGAGAACGCCAGCCAGATGCGAGATCTGGTCTCCACTTTCGACCAGGGTCAATACTCCGGCGACATCATCAACGAGCAGGCCCGCGCGCAGCATCAACAACTCATGGCCGATGCCGCGCGTACCGGATCGAACATCGACCTGAATGCCGCTGGCCGTCTTTCCCAGGGGATGGTTGACGGTGCACTTGATTCGGTGGGGCCCAAGCCCACCGATGAGGGCATGGAAGACGTCAAGAAGCTCGTTGGCAAGGTTCCCCACGTGAGCGAGGCTATGGAAGTCCTGGACACCGCCCAAAAGCACATGGAGAACGCTACGAAACTCCCCGATGGATTTGCCCAAAATCTTTCTGAGTCAGGAAGTTTCGGCAACATTGAGGCATATCAGACCAGCATCCTGGATGCCCTGCTACAGGCGCATCCCGAGATCGCTGACGACAAGATGATCGGTCAGTACATCAACGGCAATCACTTCGACCCCAGCACCGTAGGCGCGACGGGTGGACCTGACTTAGCACGCGATGCGCTATCGAGATGGTTCAAAGAGGTTGCCCCCCGCGACTACAATTTCAACATGTCGGAGTGGGATCATCAGCAGGACCTGGGGCGCACGCACCCCCATTGGAAGTCGGAATACGGACCGCAACGTTGACCCGTCACTCCCGCATAGGTGGTGCCGTGGCGCTGGCGGGCGTCGCGCTTCTCGCGTCATGCACACAGCCCGACAAGGTTCCGAAGCCAGATGAGAACACCCAGACCACGACACGTTGGGTGGAAAACCCGGCGGTCGATCTGATGTCCCCAGAGGGAACCTTCATTCGCGCCGCAGTCGAATCACTTGGCGCCGCATGGGGAATGCACGGACACACCGGGCAGGATGCCATCAAGGAAGGTGGCTATCCGGGTTTCGATCGCGCGTTCAACAACGCGGCCAAGGTCGATGACTTCGGCAGCGCCGAGCCGGATCTGAACCCCCGCGTGGGAACCGGATACAACACGGTCATCAGCGTTACGGCCCAAGGGGGCAGATCAACGGCAGTGGTTTGCGCCGACAGCCGGCAAATGGCCGCACGCCGCGATGACGGTCGCTATGCGATGAACTATCTCGCCAATGCCGTCGCAGGGCTAACAATCACCTTCGGACCCGACCCCAAGATCACTGGCGATCAACAACATTCACCGCCGGCCAATCAGCGAGGGATCGCAAAACGACCGAGCGATAACGTATTCGGCACCTGGGTCCTGTTCGACTACCGGGTGAGCTACACACCAGACCCCAAGTGCCGCACTTTCGCACCGGACGCACCGAAGGATACTGACTCAGACCTTCGCGCCGACGCGCCGCCCACACTGCCACCCGAACCCGGCTGGCCCGAGGGCGGCTCGGCCTAGTTCGGCAATAAGCGCAGACCCCTCCCCCTGGGCTCCCAGTTGGTACTAGCATCACGCCATGTTCACCAAGATCACGCTAGCCGCGCTGACCGCTGGTTGCGTCCTGGCGTGCTCCGCGCCGGCTACCGCACCTGATGTAGTCAAAACGAAGTCCGAGGTCAACCAGCAGGCCTGGGGCGCTGAATTCGCGCGCGCCTACCCGAACGGCGATTTCTCATTTGACGCGCTCTATGAGCAGGCGTTGGAGCATTGCAACTACAGTCCCGACAAGATGAATCTGTGGGTTGCGAAAGCTAAGGACAACGGCGCCAGCAATATCATCGACGCAACGCGCATGGGCATGAGATACGTGTGCCCCGAGCGCGTATCTCATGTTGATCAGGCGATTGCCAAGGTGGAGGGGCGCGCGTAATCCAGACTGAGATCTGTTGCTATCCCACAGGTTTCGCGTACTTCCTTCCTAGTCCTTCGGGTGTCGCCCAGAACTCTCTACCGGTTTTGAGATTCTTCATCCGAATCGAGCGATTACCACGCCCCGACGCGCTCTCGGCATCCCCGATCACCCGACACTGAACTCCGTCCGACTTTCGAATCCAAACCGTTCCCTGAAGGGTCACGCCCCCGCCACCTCCGCGAGCGTGCCCGTGATGGCTGTCGCCAGCTCGGCAGCGTCGCTGTAATCCAGCTCGACCGACTGAAAATTGCCGTCTCGGTCCAGCACCTTGACGGTCATCTTCTGTGCCTTGGCCCAGTGTTGCACGTCCAGCGTGTCGCCGTCCGCGTCGGTAGCGGCGAAGACCTGTTCTGACATGGTGAACCTCCTCGGTTGTTGGTAGATGACTCTACTACCCAAACTGCACGAGGTCTATGTCCAGCGTTTGACGTAGCGTTGCCTTGTACAACAATTTCAGTGAGTCCACATTGGTAGACTTGTCTACCACTACTGCTACACTGATCACCGACACCGCAGGGTGCCAATCACAACAACGACAAGCGGAAATAGGAAGGTGAACATGGTTTGACTGCCTGATGGGATGAGCCGAGATGAGGCGTTAGCAGCATTGCGTCTACGGCGCAGGGTCGTTACCCAGAAGATTGCAAATCGTAAACGTGAGCTTCGTGCTCTCGTAGCTGAGGTGGAATCTCTGGAGGCGGAGCTGACGCAAATCGAACAAGGCGAAGATCTACTGACTAACTAGTCAGCAGATCACCAGGGGTCGGGAGCGACCCTCGCGACCCCTGGTCCTGTCTCGCTTGTCTGAGAAGTGATTTCGTTGGTCGCGATCACGGTAAGGACGCGAGCTTGCGCGCTAAGTGACCATTGGGCGCGAACCCTAAGACTGGCTCACGTCACCAACAACACGACACCCCGCCCGTTTTTCTATACCGGGTGGCGGGCGGGGTGTCGCCAATCATCAACAACAACAACCTCTTTCGCACGGCGCGAAAGGTGCATTTACATGAGAGTGAGAAACAAATGAACGATACCGAGATCATCACCGGTGATGAGGTTACCTTTCACGACAACCCGCAGATCGTTCTGCCACACGGCATTACCTACGGGCGCGCCAAGAACATTCTGGAGCGCATGCAGGAGGAAGCGGAGTCGGTACAGCAGACCAGCCGCACCTACCCGTTCCGCCCGTTTGACGGCGCGGTCGCCGCCTCTCGGGTGATGAAGCGCATGTTCGGCATCACCATTGGCGCTCCCAGCGCTGGCGGCCTCTTCTCGCCCCCCGAGCCTCCCGAGACTCGCACCGTGCAGATTTCGGCAACCGAGTCTCTGGAGGTTCCATGGGGCAACGTCTACCTTCCCAGCGTTGATAACCGGACGTTGGTCACAGTGGGTGGCACGCGCGATCGCGACAACGGGATTGTCACTCATGTCACCGTCATCACGGCGAAGAAGAACGCCAAGATCGCGCGTGAGTTCCTGGATGCGATCGGCGAGGAACTGAAAACCAACTCGATCTATCGCGGCAAGGCGATCGTCGGCACCGAGGAGCCGGAGTTCCTGGACCTCTCCACCATCAAACCCAGTGAGATCGTCTTCTCCGATGAGGTTATGAGCACGCTGGAGGGCACTCTGTGGTCGGTGATCCGGCACCGTAAGGCGCTCAAGAGCGAAGGCGTACGCATCAAGCGAGCGCTGCTGCTGGAGGGGCCGTACGGCACCGGCAAGACCTCGGCGGGTCAGCTCACCGCACTGGAGGCTGTCCAGAACGGTTGGACCTTCATCGCCGCACGACCTGGCGATGACATCAACGATGTGCTCCGCACCGCGAAGCTATACCAGCCCGCGGTGGTCTTCATTGAGGACGTGGACAACCAGACATCGACCAGCGACGTGGATCAGGTGTCCAAACTGCTGGAGACGTTCGATGGTGTCACCTCCAAGGGGTCCGAGGTCGCACTTCTCATGACCACCAACCACTTTGAGCGCATCCACAAGGGCATGCTTCGTCCAGGTCGCATCGATGCGGTGGTTGAGGTCGCGGCGCTCGACCGCAACGGTGTTGAGCGCCTGATCAAGGCGGTCGTCACACCCGAGCGTCTTGCTAAGGACGTGGATTACGACAAGGTCTATGAGGCGATGACGATCCAGCTCGGTGAGGGTGTGGTGATCGGCTTCTATCCGGCGTTCGTGCGCGAGGCCCTGGAGCGGGCTAAGACGTTCGCCATCGGCCGACTGGAGGGTGGAACCAACTACAAGCTGGGCACCACTGATCTAGTCGGTGCTGCGGTCTCGCTGCACAACCAGCTCAAGGCGCAGTTCGAAGCCGAAGAGGGAATCAACAAGCCGACGATCGACGATCAGTTCCGAGACATCCTGAAGGAAGTCGAGATCCGGGACTACGACAACGATTATGTCGGTACCTTGAAGCTCAAGAAGAGCTGATCCCGCACCGCAGATACAAGAAGCACCCCCGAGAGCGAATCTCGGGGGTGCTTTTCTATTGATCAAACGTGACCCACGCTGGTAGACTGTTCTACCATGAGCGCACTCACGAAGCGACAGGCGCGGGATATCGAAGCGTCCTTGTACGACCAGAAATGTGATGTCATGGCGGGCATCCTCAAGCCAGATGAGTTCGTCAAGAGATGTCGCGCAGCGCGAGACCGAGGAGTGCAACTGCGGGATAACGTCGTCAGCTTCGCCCGCTCCATCGACGCCACTTTCTAGTTCCCACGCGACAAAAGCACCCCCGAGAGCGAATCTCCGGGGTGCTTCTGTATCAACGTGTTTCGCCACTGTGACGCATGACGTGCGCGTCTATGAGATTTCGACGCCAGTCACCGCTTGCCTCGCCAGCGGCGAACCGTCATGCGATCGACTCGGGCAGCGCGCTGTGCGCCATGCTCACTGATGCTGTCATCCTCCAACGCCAGCAGCGTCACAATACGCGCGACGGCCATGGCCACATCCGTGCGTGCACGCGCCTTGTCTAGGGCTACGCCCGCCTCTTCAACACTCAGCTCGTTGGCCAGATACCGCGCAGCGGCCATCATCGCGGCGTCACGCATCGGATACTCGGCGGGGTCGGCATACCGTTCGACCAGATCGTTGAAGGTGTCCGCGAACCGTACGGCGTGCTCGCGAGAGAGTTTGAAACCGTTTTCGCGCAGCCACCCGGCCGCGTTGGTCGATGCTGGTGCTGCTGCCATGGTCATTAAGTGTCCTCCAGTCGTCACATTCAGTCTAGTGACGCGGCCGGTAGTACGACCTACCGATGACGCCCAAACACGAGGGACAGACTATCACCAATCCCGGTAGACAGCTCTACCAATCACAGTTTAGAATGGTAGACGAATCTACCAATTGAAGGGAGTGGGCGATGACCAACTGGAAAGTCACACTCAAGACAGAACCGCGTGTCTGGTCAACCATTGAGGTCAACGCAGACACTGCGGTTGACGCTATTGCCCAGGCTCAAGAATTGCTTGGCGAATATCCCGTGACGAGCGTGATGTGAAAATGCCAACAACGTGGTCCAACGTGCTCCGCGGTGTCGCCTATGGCGACGCGTGGGGCTACCGCAATGAATTCAAGTCGTACGCGCAGCTCACAGAGAACGGGCCGATGGGTCCCGAGCTGCCCGAGAAGCTGATCATCAGTGACGACACTCAGATGACTCTCGCGCTCGCGCGGGGTCTGCGCGACGCGAGCAACAAGCCTGACGGTGAGATTCGTGACGATGTGCTCGCCGAATGGGTCAAGTGGTACGACGACCCTGACAACAACCGCGCGCCGGGTAATACCTGCATGGCCGCGATCAGCGCCATCAAGCGTGGCGAACACTGGCTTGACGCTGCGGTTCCCACCTCTGACGGGTGCGGAACCGTGATGCGTGTCAGTCCAGCGGCGTTCGTCGCGAGCGATCTCAAGAGCTGGCAAGGCATTTCGACGTGGCAGGCGATCACCACGCATGGTTCACCTACTGGGGCTGCTGCCTCGTTGGTCGCATCCGCTCTGATACGTCACGGTGCTTTGCGTGGTCATGCTGTGACTACAGCGCTCAACCTCACACTGGACACCATCCGGCACGCGGATAGCCTTCTCTTGCGCGGTGTTGACGAATGGATCGATGAGAACGCCGACTACTACGGTCCGGCATTCAACGATGGCAGCACGCGCAGGTTCATGACGCGAGGACTGCTCAATGTCGCAAATGCGTTGATAGACGCGGACATTGCGCTGTCTAACCTTCATGACAACGGTGGCGATCCATGGGATCTCGATCCGTGCGAGCTGGCGGGTGCGGGATGGCGTGCACACCACGCGCTTTCGACCGCGCTCCTGTGCGTTGACCTGTTCCCCGATGATCCGATCATGGCGCTTCGTCGCGCGACGGTCACCAGTGGTGACAGCGACTCGATCGCAGCGGTTGCAGGGGCGATCCTCGGTGCGATGCATGAGGAACCCTGGCCTGCGGAATGGTTCGACAGGCTGGAACCGCGCTACCAGCAAGAGATTTCAGAAGCGGAAGGATACGAGTTCTGATGACTGACAAGCAGAGTGAGCCCTACAAAGAGGGCTACGAGGTCGGTGTGAAGCTGGCGCCGCACCGCGACAAGTTCCCCGAAGTGGTCTCCGTGCCGGTCCGTTGGGCATCTGATCCCGGACCGAGACGCGCTGACGGATGGACCGAGGCGGCTCACGCGTACGTCGATGGCGTGCAGGATGGTTGGACGGACAATCATTGAGCGGAAATACAAAAGACGCCCCCGGTCGCAACTGAATGCGACTGGGGGCGTTCTTCTTTTGGGACCCCTGACGGGAGCGCTAGATAAACCCGGTTCACCGGACGGGTTTCCAGCACTGCGACCGCCAGGGGTCGTCTAATGCGAAGCCCATTCCTTTGATGGGCCCCTCGAAACAATGGCTTTGTGAAACAATCCCCCAGTGGCTCGCGACGAAGAAGAACAGGCGTTAGACATCGCCCTTGCATTCTGCATACAGCAGGCGGGTGGCGAACCCATGGGGAGAGAACTGCTGGTAGATCTCGGTGACAATGACCAATACAGAGACAAGATGGTGCGTGGGCTCTTGATTCTCGTCAGCATACTTCTCGGCGCTGTGTCAGAGATTTCCGGCGACACACACCTGGAGACCCTTAGACAGATTCGCGAGATCACTTGATACGAGCGCGACATCTTATGCGGCCGGTTCGATGAATCGAATCGGCTGAATCATTTGAATCGTCTCGCCTGCAAGCGGATTGGCCAGCAGGTCGTCTGCTTCGACAACATCGGGCACGAACATCAGGCCGCGCACCCCGCCCTGCAGGCCGATGGTCACCTTGTCACTGCTCAGCGCGTTCAGGCTGTCCATGAGGTACACCGGGTTGAGCCAGATCATGTCCGACTCACCGGTCAGCTGCACATCCACGTCCTCGTTGACGGTGCCGATCGCCGTGCTCGCGTAGACGTTCAGGCCGTTCTCATCGAAGGTGAGCTTCATCCGGGGATGGTTGTCGGCAGACGTGCCGGTCACGGCCAGCGCGCGGCTGACCGCCTCGATGATCTCGGGAACTACCACCGTCGCCGTCGTGACGTATTGCTTGGGCAGTGCCGCGCGACAGTTCGGGAACTTGTCGTCAACAAGTCGCGAGGTCATTCGCCGCTTACCGCCGTGGATGCCGAGAAGCTGTGCATCGCTGCTAGTTCCGCTGATGGCGAGAAACACCTGATCGTCACCGAGACGACCGATCTCGGCCAGTGCGCGCGTCGGGATCAGTAAGTGTTGCCCAATCGGCGGGTCGTCGGTCAGCGGCGTCCAGTCGATCTCACGCATCGCGATCCGGTGCCCGTTGGTCGTCATCAGCGTCAGGGTGGTCTCGCTGGTGATCTCCAGCTTGACGCACATCTGACCAGGCTTGGCCTCATCGGTGCTGGCCGCGCTGATCACCTGCGTGACCGCCTGGCTGAATTCCTCGGCGCTCACGCTGCCGGTGTCCTCAGGGAGGCTCGGCAGCACGGGATACTGATTCGCGAGCATGGTCGGCAGTGTGAAGTCGACCTTGCCGCATCGCAGGGTCACCATTGAGCCCTCATCGATCCATGTGACCGGCTTGCGTGGCAGCACCTTGGCGATAGTCGCAAGCAGTCGGCCACTGACCAGGGACAGTCCTGGTGTCATCTCTGTGGCACCCGGTAGACCCACCTCGGCGCTCACGTCCAGATCGAAGCTGCTCAGCGTGAGACCATTGGGTCCGCCGGTGACCAGCATGCCGGCGAGAATCGGGGTCTGTGGCTTACCGGGGATGATGCGTGCGGCCCACGTCACGGCCTCGGTGAAGGTGTCGCGATCCATGGTGAATGACAGATTGGGCATCTCTACTCCAAGGCTCTGGTGAACGTGTCTCAGAGCTGACAGTAGCCCGGTAATTGATAGTGCATGTCCTACAGTTTTGCCCCGCTACACGTCTTGGAATTCGTAGGAGGTGAACAGCGCCCCGACGTTGATGACGCCGAGGAATAAGTCAACGCCGACCGCAACGCCGTGGTTGCGGAACCCCGGACCGTGGTTGATCTCGTTGGCGCGAACCGGCAGGCTCGTGATCTGCGTGTTGTTCCGGTAGGCGCGGATGGTGTGGTTGGGTTCGTCATACCACACCGACACCGAATCGCTGTTGGCCCACACAACGCTGACCGTCGCGTGCTTGGTCACCGTCGCCGCGTTACCGCGGCCCTTGATGATGTGCAGCTTGTTGTTGATGATGCCGGTCTCAACCTCAATGCCGTAGTACGTGCTGAAGAGCGGATCGGCATCGATCAACAGGCGGGTCTTGCCGCTGGCCAGCGAGCCGATGACCGCGGTCGCGCGGCCGTTGTCGCTCATCGCCTGCACCTTGTGGCGCACAAGGCCGCGGCCAGCTAGCTTTCCGGCGTCGATGTAGGGATCGTCACCGAAGAACGGTAGGCCGCCGTAAACCATGGCGAACTTGTCCAGGTTGGTGAAGGTGTCGGTGACGTGCATCTTGCCCGTCACGCGCACATCAGCAACGACGCCGAAGCGCGCACCCTTGCCGACACCCTCGATGGGCTGGGACAGCACACCGGGCCGCGCGTGAACCATCCGTGTGAAAGGCTTAGGTGGGCGTACCAGGGTCATGTGCGTTCCTGCACATACGGATTGAGCGCCACCACCAGATCGGCTGCGGCCTCGAAGTTCGCAACGAACGGCCGAGACCCTACGAATGCGCCGGTATTCCAGAAGCCGATGTGTGTCGATACACCAATGTAAGTCGCGAATGTGACTACCGCGGTTGACTCACCGTTGTCCGCAGGCGCCCATGTCGGTGTCTTGCGTGCGATGCCGGGCATCTCATTGGCACCACCGGCGCCGGGATCGCCGTTGTGTAGCGAGACCTCATCGAAGTAGCCAACCATTGTGGTGCACATAGCATTCAGAACGGTTTCGTCAATCATCTGCTACCCCTGTCTTGAGACGGTGCCTAGAATCCAGACCAGCCGAGGCTTGGGTGCGTCCGGGTAAACGAGATAGACGCGGAACCGTGCCCCGGCTGGGATTGGCTCTAGGTCCTCGGCCTCGATGAAGAAGCTCGCACCGGAGCCGTCAACGTCGATAGATGGCCAGATGCCAAGCGTCTCACTGAAATTGTGCGAGTACATGTACAACGTGACGGTGGTGCCGTTGGGTAGGTTATCACCTACTGGCACGTCCCATCGGTGCGCGAGGTCCTGGCCCTGAATGAGGTTGATGCGATCGACGATCGCGACGTTACCGATCATGGCGGTGCCTTTTCGCTAGTTCCTGATCCGACGCAATACGTTCATCGCGTTCGGCATTGAGGTCTTCGCGCAGATTGCGGAACCCGGTACGGACCTCAGAGCGGAAGTCGCCAAAGTCTTTTCGTATACCGCGAACGTCGTCTTTTACCTCGTCAAGGTCGGTGCGCATCGGCGTCTTATGACCGTTTTGGACCTGACCGCGAATCGCCTCCAACTGATTGCGCGTCTGCCGTTGCGACAGCACGTAGGCAATGCCAATGATGCCGTAGGCGATCAAGTCCATCAGGTTGTCGGCTCCGATGCCGCTCCAGTTCACGTCAGAACAACCCGTCTCGCCGCTGCTCGTGCAGCACTCGACCGGCTACACCGATCACGCCAAGGCCGAGCATGGTTCCCGCCATGTCCAGCAGCGGTGGAACTGCCTCCTTGTCAATGACATTGGCAGCGGCCAACGCGGTCAGTACCACGAAAGTGACGCCATACAGCGCGATTCGCTGCGTCGATGTCAGCTTTTCACTCAGATTCGGCATGATTAATCCTCTCGTAATTCGCTACGCCGCAAGTACTTTGCGACCGTATGCGTTCATCGAATCGATGGCATGGACGACAGAGCTACGCCCTGAGCCGTCCATTACGTCATCAATCCCGTAGGTGCCGTGATCGCGCGCCCCCGATGCCGCGAACCGAATCGCGATACCAGCGGCGCGCGCGGCATCGATCAGATTCAGCGGGTTACCCAACAGCTCGGCGATCTGCTCAGCCAGACCCCCCTTGCCAGTCAATGCCGCGACCATATCTATGGCCATCTGGAACGGGTCGTGAATCTGGAGACGCGTCAGCACGTCATAGACGGCTGTAATGTCGTCGCCAGCATCACCTTTCGGCACGGCTGTATACATATCGCCAGCGTGTGCGTAATCGTGCCAGGTGAGCGGCGTGCCCTCGATGCGATTCGGTGAGATGCCGCGGCCCGCGAGTGTGTCGCCGGGCCATGTGTGGTTCTCCTCGCGACACGGATTGCCAAAGGTGTAGCCGCCGATGAAGTCACTCGCGCGGTGCGACAGCGAGCCGCCGTGAATGATCTCTCGCAATAGACGCGATGCCGCCTCGGCACCCTGCGAGTAGCCGCCGAGCATGAACTTCCCCGGCGTCGCGGCGATCCGCTTGATGCCAGCTCTTACAGCGACCTCTACCGATTCCTGATACGACAGCGACGTAATGCCGGTGACTGGACCACCGGGGATGGGGCCGAAACTGGCCGGGTAGTCGATCGGTGCCCAGGTGAAGAATCCTGGGTCCAACCCGCGTGCCACGTCAGCCTGGAAACCCCAATCCGCGGCGGACCACGTACCGGCGAACGTGTATACCGTAATGCGCTGCCATGGAAGTGGTCTCAGCCCATACAGACGCAACCGCGTCGCATAGTTCGCAACCCCAGAAGCCGGCAGTGCTGCGTTCTTCTGGAAATGAGTGACAATCCGCTCAGTCAGCTCATCGAAGGTGTCACCATGAGTCATACCCATGTCGCGCGCCCATCGAAACTTCTCGGTGAGGTAGTACCTGACGCGTTCAACCTCGGGGCCTTGATCGCCTCGTCCGTACCCGACAAACTGGCCGCTGACGATCACTTCTCGCCCCGAACCTTGGCCAGGATGCGACGGGCTAGCTCGGCGTCTCGCTGTCGGTCTGGGTACTCGTCGGGGTCCGCCCCTGCGATCTCTTCCAGCAGCTCAATCGCCTTGGCGTCGCCATACCCGGCTCGCTTCTCGATCGCCTCGACGTGACTGTTGGCATCCATCACACGGATGTACCCGGCGATGTTGTTCGCCTTCTTCTCGCCGAGATGGCGCAGCGGAGAGAGTGATTCCACGATCTCTCGCTGCTCCCGAACGTATCCCAGAATCTCGCGCTGTTCGTCGTCCGATAGTGCCATGAGGAACCCTCCTGTGTTGGAGCCGATTTGGCGCTGAACATCGGCACGGAAGATGTCCATGTCGATCTGGCCGGGGTCCCACTTGCCCTCGTCGGTCTGTGGGTCGCCGTCGTCGTATTCCTTGTGCGAGATGCTTCGGCTGGCATCAACTCCGAGGCGCCGATTGATCGCGGCGTTAATCTTGACCAGCGCCTCATATTGGGCGTCAGGCCACGAGCTGCGGTGTCGTAGGGGCAGGTTGGATGAACCGCCGCCATCGTTCTGGCATTCGATGCCTATGGTCCGCTGGTTACCTGTACCGGGCCTCAGATCGCCGTACGCGCCTGTTCCGGCGTGCCAGCACACACCGACAGCGACAAGCTCAGCCACGCCGTCGCGGCGTAAATGAATGTGCGACAGCGGCCCTCGCAGGTCTGTACGTCCATCCCAGATCGATCGCCAGGTTGACCCATTGCTTCCGGTGTGGTGATTGACGACACCCCACAGCGAGCCCATGTCACCGTGACCGCGCTCTAGCCAGCTCACGTCGCCAACGGAGCACTCGACAACCGTCACACCCTCGGCGCGCAACACGTCGGCCAGCCATACGGGGTCGCCCGTCCACGGCCCCGAGGGTTGAGCGGGCTCACCCGGATTGCCACTGACGGCGCGATTATAGACTTCGTTGGCTTCGCGCCAGCGCTCGTCGTAGCGATCCGGGAATGCCGACCGCTGCACGTCCTGAGCCATCTGGCCGGGTGAGCGAGAGTCACCGCGGTAGTCGTACGGCAGGCGCAACAGCGCCTCCAGGAACATGCGTGACGACTCGCGAATATCCATGCGGCGGAACGCACCAACAGGATCACCGAAGAGTCCGCCCCAGCCCCAGTTGGCACCTTTGGGTGCCTGCTGCTGAAAGTACCCCGACGAGTAGCCGTCGTCCCCCTCAGCATCATGTGGCAGCGCCAGGCATTGCGGGTCCTTGATGTTCGCGAAGCGCCACCAGCCATACTCACCGGAGTCGCGATTGGTGGTACCGACCTCAACGGCGATCGTCGCAAGCGCGATCTTGACACCCTTCGGCTCCACGCCAAGCATCGCAGCCGCTGAGATGACCTCTCGCGCAATCTCTTCGCGCGTCATCATCGGCTTAGATCGGGTGAAACGCATCATTCGGTCACCATCCGTTTCTCCCCTTCACAAGGCGCGAGTCCTTCTCCCCCGGCGAATAGAGCCGAGTGAGCACCATGAATGTCAGTCCCGCTGTCAGCGCGGCAACGCTCGCCAGAGCTACGCCGAACAGCGCCACCTGTGCGAGCCGATTCATCACGGCCGCCTGAACTTCAGAAAATCAGGCAGGAATGACGGCAGTAGGTTCGCGATGCGTTTCGCCAGGCTGTCCAGCACGACATCGTCGATCTTCCAGGGGGTGACGTTGGTCAGATTGTCGATGACCTTCGGCAGCGCCTCCACGAGCTTGGCGGTAGTGATCTCGCCGAGCTGATCCAACAGCCCGGGGTTCTTCTTGAGATATTCCTGGGTAGCTTCAAGTACCACCGGCACAAGCCATTTGACGATCGACCGCGGGTTCATAGCTTGAATATCTTGTTCGCGCCGTTGTCCCAAACAACGTTGATGTCGCCACCATTGGGCGTCACTGGTAGTCCGGTCGCGGTGTCGATGTAGGCGATCAGCGGCGACGTAGCCGCACTGCCGGTGTCCTTGATGATCACCGCTGCCTCAATGCTCGCGCCAGCCACCGCGGGGTGGGTGACATCAGCCGCATCACATACCCCCGCCGTTGCGGTCTTGGATCCCAATGCCGCTGAGGTGGCGATTCGCGCACCTGCCGGAATGTCCGAAAGGAACTGATGTGTAGCGAGATTCACCGTGTATGCGCCGGTATCGACCAGCACGAGCTTGATGGTGTCACCAGTCCAGTTGATGCCACCGGTCGCGAAGGCTTCACGTCCCTTGTCGTACAGAGCATTTGCCATGTTGGTTTCCCACTTTCTTTTGCGCAGGGCTATATGGAGCCGATGGCTATCGGCCCCGAAATTCCCTGACTGGCTGATGACGGCTAGCTGAGAACCAAAGCCATGGCACCCCAGTTGATTGAGGTGTTGGCGAGCTTGAAAGTTGTTGACTCGCTGGCGATATTCAGAATCAGACGAATCTGACTTCCCGTTGGCGACAGAAACAGCGCCGATCCCCCCTCGGTGCCCGATGGCGTAGAGGACGTAGCCATAATCTGAAGAATGAGTTCATTCGCTGCGCATGTGACGGCCTGCGAGGGCTGTGAAGAAGTGCCGGACGTCTTCGTGACGACGCCCGATGGTGAGGTGACTCCCGATACAGCGAGACCGGCTGCGCGATACCACCCGCTGCCGGTTCCCGTAACCGAAACAGTCTTGGTACCAGCCGAGTCCATGGCAGCACTACTGCGGTAGAGCTTGATAAATCCGGTGCCAACGCCTGTGGTGAAGGTCTCGGTATCGAGCAATGTCATCGCCGTACCAGCACATGTGACTGCCGATGGGTTTCCTGCGCGGTCCTGCGCGACCACGCAATACACGTAGTCACCCAATGCGGCTACTACGTCGAAAGTCTTTGTGTTGTTGAGACCTTCAGTCGCGGTGCCCGAACTGAATCCATGAAGCACTCCACCGGGGGCGGTGGCGCTGAGTGGGATCGCCAATGCGGCCCAATCTCGGACTGCGCTAAGTGTGCCCGCGAAGGTGGTTGCGGCGTCGGCGTCACGCACGGACTGGGTGAGGAATCCGGCGTTATCGAGATAACGGCTGACTCCTCCAGTCAAGCCCGACAGAGTGGTGCTGTTCTCTCCCGGCGTGAAGGCGTGAACGGTACGGCCATTGAGCGGCACCGAGACTGGTTGCGAGAACGAATTACTGTTCCCCACAACCTGCTTGGCGGGGCCGCAACCCTGTGCGCCGGAGTAGGACACGGCGACCGCCTGCCCCCAACTGCTGCCGGTCTTGTTGACCGTGATGGTGGCACTACCCGCCGCCACGCCGCGGATGACGTAGGCGACGATCAGCACCCCGTTGGACAGCGCTTGCCCGGCGCAGATCATTGGCAGGTTGCTCGCCCCGTAGGTAGCGCTGGTTACACCACCCGATCCGACCGAATAGAACACAATTACGTCGTCACCAGCGTTCGGGTTGATCGTGCACGTCGCCGTGGTGGAGGTGGTCTCGGTGCCAACGCCCTGAGTGTTGTAGTTGACCGTCGCCGGTTGAGTCAGGGTGGCGGTGCCGAACGCCTCGGCTGAGGGGATACCCGACGCGGTGATACTGACCGGACCGCGGTTGACCGTCGCCGTCCCGAACGCCTCGGCACTGGCTATACCGGTGGCGCCGACATTGCGACCAACCTTCGGAGAGGGCACCACCTCGGCTGATGAAATACCAGCCGTGATGATGACGACATACGACACCTTCGCGGTGCCAAACGCCTCGGCCGATGGAATCCCCGCGGGGGTGAGCGCGACCGGCCCAACCGTGACAGTCGGACTGCCGAACGTCTCCGCTGACGGAATCGACACCGGACTGAAAGAGCTGCGGATGAGCGCCGTACCGAATGCCTCGGATGACGGAATGCCCGTGAGATACGCGAACTGTGGGAACGTGAACAGCGGTGAGCCGATCGCTTCGGCCGACGGGATGCCGTTTGGTCGCAAAGTCAGAGGACCACGATCGACTGTCGGAACCCCGAACGCCTCCGCCGAAACTATGGACGACACCGACAGACCGAATCGCCCGTACCACTGGCCACCAGAACTCTTCACCGGAAAGCCCTGAGGCATCAGGCGGTCCTTATCGCGCAGAACCCGGCGCCACCGGGGCGACCGCCGTTTGCGTCACCGCCGACACCACCATCACCGCCGCCACCACCACCGCCAGGGGGATTGCCGTTGGTGTCTTTCGCGGCAGCCAGGCCGCCGACAAACAGCCGACCGAAGAAGGGGTAGTTCACCTGAGCCTGCCCGACCGGATCGCGGTTGAAAAATCCGCCATATGCCAGTCGTCCCCCGACGCCACCAGGGATGTTGAGTAGAACCGTGAACGGAGCGTCAGCGAAGTGAACATTGAGCGCGCCGCCCGCACTGCCGTTCTGCTCTTTACCCGGAGCGCCAGCACCACCGGCGGGGAGATAGATCTCCAATTCGGTGACCTCCCAGGGGATGCCAACGCCACGCTCTAGGCTTAGCGCGGACCACTGGCCCCGACGACCACCCTCACCCGGCTTGTCCCAACCGCCGTCGCCACCGCCACCGCCGCCACCGGCGCTAGAACCAATGATGTAGATATAGCGAGCATCTGAGGGAATGAAGAACGAATGTGTACCCGGCGTAGAGAAGTCAGTCCATGGCGAATCCAGCAGCGTCTCACCAAGTGCGCCCCACGCCGGTGCGGACTCAGAGCGCACGATAGCCCCCGAGATGGAGGCTGGCAGACCGCTACCCGTGTTGTTCTTCTCAGTCGGATACGTCGGCAATGGCTGCACAACCTCGGTCACCTGTAGCAGAGACGGGGTGGTGAACATCTGGCCGGCCGTTCCACCAACCTGACGAACCGCGATAAACACCGTCTCTCCGCGGCCAACCGACACCCCGCCGGGGACGGCGAAAGTCTGGACCTTAGATGGAGTCAGGCTCGACTTCTTGTCGCCGAGATCGACCGCAAGCGTGAGTGTTCCGTCTGTTTCTATCTTGTACACGCCGACATAGCAATTCGTCATTGACGAGCCAACAAGGCCGAACTTCAACGCCTTGTAAACGCGGTCCGTGTCCGGCGTAATCGGAATGTAGGTAATGTCATTCAGCGCGGGGCTAAACATTGACTGCGCCGAGATGATCGGGAACGACACATCATCGTGCGTTCCTGTAGAGACCCATCGCGGACTGCGGCGCGGACGGATGACCATCGACGCCGCGAACTGCGCCGCAGCGCTCGCGTCACTTGCCACAGAGGTGATATGGCCGGCCGCAGCCTTCACGTCATCAGGCGTCTTACCGGAGTCACTGCCACCAAACACGCCATTCCAGAAGCTATTCCACGTGTTCTGGATGTCCTCAGCGATGTTGTTGCCACCCTCTAGGATGCTTTGCAGATCCAATGGATTGATCTTGTTGGACATGTGCGGCAACACATTTGAGAACCACACATCGCCCGACGTTGCGCCAGAGTCCAGCATCAGAAGCGGTGCGGCGTAAGCCACGCCACTTACCACCTTCCAAGGCTGTGACGGTATAGCCTGCCAGATGCCATTGGACGCCGGTGGCTGCAATTTCCCAGTGATCACATCCGGCAACGGATTCTTGTTGGCGTCCCACGTCGCAAAACCAACCTTGATCGGATCGGACCCTGGTGCCGCAGTGAAACCTGACCACATAGTGCCCGCGGGCAGTTCCAGAATCTGACCTGGGACAACATTGAAAATCTCAGAACGTGCCGACTGTTGCGTTCCGTTGGCCGTCATCTTGGCTGAGCCACCAGACTGCCAACCCGGCTTGGTCGCGTCCCATTGCAGGAATGGGTTGCCAGTCACACTCTGTGCGTTGAGAAACTGACCAGCACCGCTAATCAGATCCTCGATGACATCAGAGATCCACGACCGCGGGATAGTGCCTCGAAACACGATCGACAGCAGATCGCCGATGATCGGAATCTGAAACAGCGCATCTAGTGCGGCTTCTGCGGAGGGGAATACGGCGAACGGATTTCCAATGAGTTTGCGAATCAACGCCGTTAGCATCGCGAGACTGTGCGGCATGCCCGTGGGCAGGCCCCCGAAGAAGCCACCCGTGAACTGATCCAGCGCCGTCTGATATGGCGCGTTGTACTTATCTCGCCAGTCCGTCTCCGTGAGTGCCGCCCAGTCCTGGAGACTGTCGTAGTTGGCGGCCCACTCGTGGGTCCCCTGATCCGGCTGGGTCACAGATCGCCTTCGTCGCGCATCTTCAGCAGACGCTCAAGAAGTTCCGCTTGCTGTAGACGTGAGAGCTTGTTAATCGCCACGTCTGCCGGATGCTCTTCTTGTATAGGGGTTTCCAGCGGCACCCACTGACCCGGTGATGTCATCCAATGAGGTCCGTTAGCCTTCGGTGGAATCCACTTCTTGACCGGCTCGCGCACCAGGCCCGCGCCACATTCGTAGAGGTGTTCAGAGACCGCCATGTTGTAACCAATGGGCATGACGAGCTGAGCGCCTACGACGCCAGGTAGTGCGACGAGCATCCATAGAAACATCTCGCGCGGGTTCTCAAGGTCGCAGTTCTCGCGTGTGGGAAAGCCTTTGGAGAACTCATAGTCTTGAGCGTTGGCGCCGTTCATCCCAAAATTGGGATTCATCGCAGGCATCGTCACTAGTAGACCCCTAGGTCTCGTAGGGCGGCGACGATCGACTCAATCTTGCCCCAGGCCCGTTGCGCCGGGTCCTGTAGCGCGCGTTCGTCACCGATGGTTAGTTGCCATTCCGGTGGGGTCTCTTCGTCCCACTTCAGATCGATGCGCCGGCACCGGTCCATGTGAATGCGGTTGCGTGTGTCGTTGCGTAGAGCGATGCCCACACGATCGTCAAGGAAGAAGTGCCCAAGGCCGCTGTCGCCCACCATGAACGGACCGCCGTCAACAACCGACACCTTGCAACTGATGGTTGTCTTCGTGGCCCAGAAGCCCGCACGGAGCACCATCAGCGCGGCGATGGTGTACGCCTTGTTGGCGCCGTCCTGGAAGTACTCGAAGTACCTAGACCAGCCCGAATTCTGCGCTCGCTGTGTCGATTTGACGGACCACCAGGCTAGGACGGTGTCCTCATAGAGGGGTTTGACCAGAGTGTCAACCGTGCCGCCGAGCGAGCCGATCTGTGCGATGCCGCCGAGAATGTCGAAGCCAGCCTGGATGGATGCACTGATGGCCTCATTGACGCCCGGCATCGAGTGACCACCGACGTTGACCTGAATACCCTTGGCTGGCGATACCGTGAATTCCGATGTCTGGATGGGTGATTGGTCGCCGTCGCGGTAGATGACGTATGGCATCTCCTTGCGAGTCAGCCGCAGTCCGGGGATGAAGTAGTCTTCCGGTACGTCGTTATCAGCGATCAGGTCATCGGTGGAGTCAATGAAGTCGTCGGCGAATTCTGCTGCGGTGCGGGCCAATCCGTCGAACATAGTGCCGCCGTGTGACGTTCCGATCATCACGCCGGACTTGTCCACAATGTCGATGACTAGCGTCCCGCTGCGCAGCTTGGCGCCGGGCCATGGTTCAGGGTCGCCCTCTAACCAGCGGCGGCACACCACGCTGTACTCGGCGTCTTCGAGCATGATCTTGGCCATGTCGTGCCAGTTGGCCCAGCGCGACGACACCATGCCCCAGACGGCGCCGCTGGCCATCGCCTCGAAGAATGAGGTCGGCTTGACAACGATGCTCCAGGTGGACTGATCCAACCCTGAGAACCAGCTAGCCAGATTCAGCGGGTCGTCAGGAATTGTGATGAGCGGGTTGTGCTCTCGGAAAAATTGGAGGAAAAGGCTTAGCTTCAAGATCCAAGGGACTGGACCCGCGAGAATAAACGCCCGCGGCGCTTGGAACGCCGCAGGTAAGAATGGATTGCTCCAAACGCTATACCATTTCAGGTTCTCGTAATCGTGAAGCCAAGTGACACTTAGTGTTTGGTCGCCGTCTTCGTCTGACTTGAGCGTCGCCTTGTCCAGTCGTCCCGACCAGCGCGCGCCGCAGTAGTCCACGGTGACGTGGACGTTCCGCTTCTCCCCGCGGTCCATGCGCCCCTGCATGTCGTGAATCCACTGCGCGACTTCTGACGTGAAGGGGATGTCCGTCTGACCGGGGCCAGAGTCGTTGGAAATAAACGAAAATTCGGCCCGGTACTCAGTGGCGAGTACGTGATGGAGTTCCCATTCACCGTCGTAGATGCGCACGACTGGGGGCTGCTTGCGAAGCCTGACCTCGGCGCGCTCCTGCTTGATCGTCTCATCCCAGATCGCCTCGCACTGCGCGCGCAGATCCAGAGTGTCGAAGTCAAGATGAATGGGTTCGTAGTCGAGTACGGCGGTGGCGTCGTTGACGCTCACTCAAGCCCCCACGGCCGCGACCAGAGACGCGGCTGTACCAGTTGGGCCATCGCACCTCCAGCCGGAGCGTTCTTGTAACTGATGGGGATCTGCTGCTTGGGTGTGTACGGCGGTATGACGTGCATGAAGAATCGGCCGTTCATGAGCGGCAACATGTTGGTGTAGTGCGCATCGCGAATCATCAAGTCCTGCTTATTGAGACTGATGACAGCGCCGCCTTGTACCTCGGTGATCGGTGGAATAGACAGCGCTCGCGAGCGGTATGCGCCCCCAGGCTTTCGGTGGTATTTCTTACCGCGCCAACTGAAGTCGGGAACCTCCCACTCGCCGCGCGTCAGAATCCACTTGTGACGCATCGGCTGATCAGTCGGATTCTCGATCTCGATGAAGCCCTCCCCCTCGGTACCACCGCTGGAGAACTCCTTGACAACCGGGTCCTCGTACCACATCGGCTGCCCTGCACGAAGTTTCATGATCAGGTTCGTGTACTGCTGCTTGATCGGATCGATTTCAGACTCAACAACCGGATTCTCGTACATCAAAACGTCCAGCATGCGTACGCCAGACTTCTCAGTCTCGATACCGATCGTGATGGGCTCGGGGTCGTCGTCCCATTGATCCTCCTCATAAGCGAAGATTTTTCGGAAGTCCGATTCGTTCTCTTCCATTGTGCGACCGAGTGTTTCGATGCAATGGAAGCCCATGGTCATGTCGCGATGAAGGACCTTCTTACCCTTCTGTGTCGCGCCATCCTGAAACGCGCCGGCCTTCCATGTTGTCTTAACAGGGGCGTCGTAGATACCCTGCACCTGCCCCTTGGCGTTCCAGATCCCCTCATGACCCTCAACCTCGCCGTGAGTATGGAACCGGCGCCCATCTCCGCTAATCCACATTGAAAGGATCTGAGACTCATAGCGATCGGGTTGAACGATGAACGGGTTGGTGCTCATGGCCGCCCCGCGTAGCGCATCATCTGGAGTCTCTGCTTGTCATTGAGCTGCCCCATTAGCTCGTCAACATCCTTGACGTTGATGCTGTCAACCTTGATGCTGTAGTCATTGCCCTGGAGCGCGCCCGGATCGAGCGGCTGGCGCGCGGCTGCGGTGCTGACATCAGCCCACTGACGCCCAGTCAGAACGGGCTCGGGAGACTTCGACAAGTTGATGGCCATCCCACCGGGCGGGAGCATGCCGCCAGAGTCGAAAATGCCCATCATCTTGAGCCATTCAGGGCCCATCGGTGAGCTGACGCTCTGCTGTTGTGCTGCCGCCGGTGGGGCGTCCATGGTTGGCGGCGGTGTGGCCGGTCCGGGGCCTGACTTGGTGCCGAACGGGTTAGAGCCGGGTGGCGGTGGCGGCAAGGGGCCCTGACCGCCGCCGACGCCGGGAAGTGCACCGGGCTGTGGCTGCATCTGCGTTCCGGGCGCTCCGCTACCTGGCATCTGACCGGCTTGCACGGGTGCGCCGGGTAGCTCGGGGCCGGGTGCGGCGCCCAACCCCTCACCATGCTCGGTGGTGTTGGGATCGACGGCCGACTTCTGCGCCTCAGCCTTCTCCATCGTTGTGGTGGCCGCACCCTGATTCTGTAGCTGCGGAACGAAGCCGGTGTAGTCATAGCCGAGCCAGCGAGGCGCACCGAACGGGAACAGTTGCTCGACCAGCGCGTCAACACCGATGCCGGCCATCTGAAAGCCCCAGCTCACACCACGCTTGGCCGCATTCGCGCCCAGGCCGATCGCCGCGGCTGCGGCCGGACCCGCGGCCTGACCACCGGCCCCGAAACTGCCTACCGTGGCCGCCGCTGACGCTGCTGTGGCCGCCGCTGACGCGGCCTGATCGATCAGACCATTGATAGCCTCGGCTCCCATGTTGAGCAGTCCAGCGGCGAAACTGGTGCCCGCCTGGCCCGTACTGCCCGCGGCGGCCGGAATGTAGCCCTCGGTCCGGTCCGGTCCGTCATCGGAGATACCACCGGACGCCAGACGACCGACACCGCTGCCACCCTCTCGGCCCGTGGGGATACCGCCATTGCCCATGATCTGCGCCATGAGGCCAGCCGCGTCGGCTGGTCCGGTGCCACCGTTGGCCATGTACTGCTCTGTGAGCTGCCGACGTACCGCCGCGGGAAGCACAAAGCGCGTGTTCTTCTTTGGCTTACCGCCACCGATAGAGGTCGCGTGAACGTGGTCCATGTGGTTGGCGGTCGGGTTGCCGCGATCGTCCATGCGATTGGACTGACCGTTGGCGCCTGTCCAGTTCTGTTGCCAGATCACATCTTCCAGGCCGTATGCGCTGGCGTTCTCCAACAGGTGGCGTCGAATGTCGTCACCCAGTTGCTTACCCTCAGGGGTGTTGGAGTTCGGGATCATGATGTCGAGCGCCCGCCCTGACGGGTGGTACGGCATCGAGTCGGATCGCATGCCGCCGATCTTCTGAATGCGATCACCGAACAGCATGGAGATGGCGCGGTTGATCAGTATTGTCTTACTCTGCAAACCGTTTTCGTCAGCCAGGCCCGGTCCGAGGTCACCGCCAAATAGGTCTTCCAGATCGACCGGACCGCCATCCTTGAATCCGGGTAACATGCCTTGTGCAGCTGCTCGTCGCAACTGGAACACGCCGCGGTGGCCGCCCATGTTGTCAACGTCATCGGCGGTAAGCATGTGCTCACCCTGCGAACCCCACATCAGAACGTCATCAGACTTGCCGCTGCCAGGTCCGTAGACCGCGCCGCCATCCTTCTTCTTTGGGAGTTGAGACAATGCGGCCGCAGTCGGCCCCATTGGCCCCAATATGGCTCCCACGCCCGTCATTTGGGCCTCGATGGTCATCTTATGCGGCTGATTGATCTTCTCGATCAGCTCTGCGATACGGCGCTTCGCGTCATCGGTTTCGGCGACAACCTTGAAATTGCCATCCTTCATCGCCTCAACCTGGTAGCCCAAGCCCTTGAGCTTGTTCTGGGCATCCTCGGTGAGGGCGGTGACAACTACCGATTTAGCGTCTGGCACTTGAAGAATGGACGCGCCCAGATCCTTGAATCTCTTCACGCCCTCTTCGGTTGCGCGCCATGTCCCTTCGAGCATCGCCTGAAGATCGCGCTGCTTCTGAGACATGTCACCGACACTGTTGCGCTGCTCATTGATGTTCTGCGTCATCGTGACGAACGACTCGCGCACGTCGGGCATGATGTCGATGAACCCCTGCAAGCCCTCAACACCCTTTTGATAACCCTTGACGGTGCTCGACTGCTTCGATTGGTAGTCACTCAGCTTCTTGTTTACGGTGTCCCAGGCATCACCCTCGCGCAAAAGTGCTTGCGTCAGTTCTTCATTGGAGATTCCGGCGCCGCGAATGTCCGCCATTGCGCTTCGTGTACGAAGCCCCTTTTCGTCAACCTGCTCATTGACAATGTCCGCAGCGCGCTTGCGAATATCGTTGTACGCGTTCGGGTCTCCAGTTCCCAACGCGGCATCGATCAACTGCGTTGGATCTATTCCAAAGCTTCGTGCGCGCTGATCTGTGTTGATCTCCTGGAACTTGGCCGCGACGTTCTCGCGCGTCTGCTCAGTGATTCGCCCCGTGGACTTGTCCAGCGTGGCGCGCAGCGCCTCCTCTTCCTGACGCTGCTGCGCCGCCTTGTCGGCGGCCTCCTGATGCTTCTGCGCTAGATAGCCGAGCGCAATCGATGCACCACCGAGCGCTATGCCCCACGGCCCGCCGAGCATCGACATCAGACCGCCTGCGGCCGTGCCCAATCCAGATACGCCAGCGCGCGCAACACCGGCTGTACGGCCGAATCGATCTGCACTATCGACGCCCGCTCGGTATGCCTCCCCCATGCGGCTCAGCGCCGGATACCGCGCCTGCATCGTGGCGAGCGCGGTGTTTATGCCACCGAGCTGAATACCCTGCGCCTGTGCGAGACTGCGCTGAAGCGCCATCTCCTCACGGAACCCGCGCATGCCGGATACGACACCGGGCAAAGTCTGCCGAATGTTTCCGAGTGGTCCGGGCATCCGGTCGAGTAAGCCAGGAATGAATTTCCAGGCGGCCCAGGCTACTGCGATGCCAGTGACCAAACCCTCCTGGCCGTCAAGCGCACTGGCGATGGCCCCCAGAAGGGGTGCCAGCACCCCTGCGGCATCACCCGCGAGGCCAAGCGCGGTCGTGAAGAGCGACCACGCTGTGCCGCCTAGCGTCTCGACGATCTTGCCCAGTGCGGTGCCGAACTTCTGAATATCCGGCCAAGCCTGCTTGACCTCTTTGACGAGGTCCGAGAAGACGCCGCTACTTGAGTCACCCTTGAGCGCATCCAGTAGATCGCCCAGCGTGGTGTTGACCCAGTTGCCGACCTGCATCAACGGGCCGTCAACCAGGTCAGACACCTGTAGTTTGGCTTCATCGAGCGTATTCGACAGTCGTTCAAAGACTCCCGGAAGCCCTTCGGTCTGTGCTGCGGCCAACCGCGCGGCGCCACCCTGGTTCGTGACGGCCTTGCTCATCTCGTCAAAATCGGCGCCGGTGGTGCGTGCGGCGATGCCAGCGATACGCGCAGCGTCCGAACCGAACAGCGTGTTCGTGGCCGCTTGATACATCTCTGGCGTCATCCGCTTGGCGGCCTGGTTGAGTTGATCCATCATGGAGCGAATACCGACGAAACGCCCCTGCTGGTCGTACAGCGTCAGCCCAAGCTCTTCGATCGCACCTTGGGCGGGATTGCTTGAATCAGTGATGGCCAAGAGAGACGCCTTGAGCATCGTTCCGGCGTCACTGCCGATGATGCCATTCTTGGCGAAGAGCGCCAGCGCGGTGACCGTATCCTCCACGGATAGACCGAAGTTCGACGCCACCGCGCCACCGGCCTGCACGGCATATGCGACATCGGTGATCTCACCCGAAGCTGCGTTGGCTGCGTTGGACAATGCATCAGCCACCATCGCCGCAGATTCGGCGCCCAGACCGAACGTATTCAGCGTGCGAGCCTGAATCTCGGCAGCGGTGGCCGCTTCCACTTGAGCTGCGGTCGCGAGCTGCAAAGTGCCACGCGCGGCATCCATCGCCTGCCGAACGTCCAGGCCGCCCTTGACCAGTTCGGTCATGGCCGCCGCGGCATCCTGGGCGGAGGTTCCCGTGAGGTTCACATCCCTGCCCAGCTCCCGCGCCCTGGCGCTGATCTGCGCCATCTCCGCGGCCGACGCATTGGATGCGCCCTTGAGAGTGTTCAGATTCCGCTGAAAGTCGGTACCCGACTGAATCGCGGCGGTGAAGCCCGCAGTGATGGACGCGAGGCCGCCAGCGATGCCAGCGGTCGCCAGCCCCTTCTTCATGACATCGCCGAATGACGACGAGGCTCCCTGACCCATCTCGCGACCCATGCGGCGTCCAGCCGCGCCTGCATTGTCGCCAGCGGCGTTCAGTGCGCGGGTGATGCCCTTCTGGAGATCCCGCGTCTCCGCGACGAGTGAGACATAACCAACGGCCAGCTCTACGCCTTTAGCCAACACTCACTCCTCTCGGGATCATCTGTGATTTCCTGCCGCGCTTCTTGTCTCGCGCAGAACGCCGACGTGCGATCTCGTCGTCGTGTCGCTGCTTGCGCACGGCCATCGGTACATTGGGGTCGATCGACGGGCCTTCATCGCTGGGCCTCTTGATCTGTTTGGGCTTGGAACCTCTACCCCCCGCGCGCTGCCAGTTCGCGCCCTGAAGTGTGAAAAGGATGGCGCACAGTAGATCTACGTTCAGATCCCACGCCCACGTGCGCGGATGACGTGCGCGGAACAGTGCGGAGTTGGTTCCCAAGTTCTCCACGAACACGCGAAATTCCTGCCAGGACATCACCGATGAACCGAGATCCCGACGGTGAACCTGGCGATCCATTAGGTCGGCTTGGATCGCCTCCCCCCACTCGTCTAGGAGTTCAAGGAGGCGGAAGATTCCCCCAGGTTGACCCCAGCCTCGCCATTCGCGCGGGTCTCACCGTCCTGACCGACCGGCTTCTGAGATTCCTTGGCCCAGTGCGCAAGAATCTGATCAAGCTCACCGACCGTGAGAGTCATCAGACGTTCACACAACGACTCGTCGAGTACGGCACTAAGCATGGCTCGCGCTGAGTCTCGGGTGGTCTCATGGATCGTGCGACGCGGTATTTCGGTGACCGGGTTGCCTTCGTCATCGAGAACCGGATTGCCCTCGGCGTCCAACACTGGCACAGGACTGTCAAGATCGGTGAGATTCTTCTTCATTTTCCGCGCGAGGTCTTCGTCCATAAAGTTCATGTGCGGCAACGCAAATGTCAGCGTAGAGCCGTCTTTCATCGGTACCTCGAAGTCAACCTTCGCCTCAGAGGCGGGCGTAATGCGAAATGCCATGATGGACCGAACCTTTCAATCTGAGAGATGTTGACCGGACGGCCCCACCCCGGCAAGGGCGGTCCGGTCCAGAGGTACAACCCTTTGCCGGGGTGAGACTTTGGATCTACGAACCGGTGCCAGTGGCGTCGGGATCGTCGATCAGCGAGTAGACGCCGGGATTACCAGACTCCGGCTTGTACACGTCGATGTTGACCGTGAACTTGACCAGTTGATCGTGGACATACTCGATGTCCTCGATCTCTACGATCTGGCCCTCTTCGATCACATTGAGGGCGGTCTTCCGTCCGTCGATGTAGCGCTGGATGAAAGAGCTGCGGGGCAGCTGAGCATCCGACCATTCGACGCGGTACTTGGCGTGACCACTCGCGTAGCTCACGGTCACGTTGTCATCACCGAATACGGTCTTGAGCGTCACGATGTTCTGCTCGTAAATCGTTGCAGTAACGGTGCATTCGTAGTTGTCCTGGGTCGTCTTGACCGTGGACCCGCCGAATGCCTTGTGCTTGGTGGTATCACGCTTGGGGCTCACCTTGAACCCGTCGTCACCCATCCAGCCGTGATCCTTGAATGCTGCATCGAGCGCATCAAGGGCGTCATCGGGCAGCGGCGTCCCCAGAGGTGCACGGTAGAAGCTACCGCCGTCCTCGTGAAGAGTTGCGGCCCAGATGTTCTTGGAATTGGCCATAATTGGTCCCCTTCAACTGAGAAGTGGTCGGAACGTGGACCGGACCTGAGGGGGCACCCGTTGCGGGTTAGTTGGTGGAGATGAGCAGATCGATCGTGAACTGATAGCGGTCATGACTCGGCACGTCCGGGTCGGGAAAATCCACGGGCCCGTTGTCCTCACCGGCACAACGCACAAATCCGCCAGCGATCGTTTGGCCACTGGCAGCGCGCAACACCCCACGCGCCGCGTTGGCTAGCTTCTCCCCTTCTCCGCTATCGTCCCAGCACTCGATCAGCAGATGTGCCTGGTCGGTAACGCGATTGAGCATCCCGCCCGGGTTCAGGCGCGTTACGCGGATGAACTTGCCTGGCAGGATGCGATGGCCTGTAGCCGCGCCCGGTTTCTTTGACGAAACGTAGACATCGGTCAAGCCGGCTTGAGGTAGGCCCACGGTAATCGCTTGAACCGCTAGCGCTACAGATGGTTTGGGAACGATCAGCTCAGCCATGGAGCCGCTTCACCAAGGTGTTGTGTCGAGCGTTGTGCCGGATTGCTTTGAATGTCGTCGGGATGACGGTCGTGCGCCAGCGGCCCTGTGGCCGCTTGACGCCCTGGATGCTGCTCGTCTTGAATCCGTCAGTACCCGCCTCGGCATTGGCCGCCGCCGCAATCGCTGCGGCACGTCGCTCAAGGTCACCCTTGACGCCGGGAGTTGCGCGAATCTTGTAGTAGCCGTTCATCTTGTGCCGAATCCGAATCCGACTATTCGCCATCGTCGGCGCGATCCTCAACAAGATGCGTCCACTGATCACCGTTGAAGATGGCGACCCGTGTCTCGGTGCTGACCACCAGATTATTGGTGACCTCTTCGGTCTCCCATTCGGTTTTACCCCCTTCGGGAAAGTCCACAGGGTCAGCGTTTCTGAGATGAACGCGGAACATTAGGTGACCCTTTCTAGATCGATAACCTTGCCGGGTTGCCATAGGTGAAAGCCGTTGGTGTAGTCGCGCGGCCAGCCCTGAACCTCATAGCGGGTCCACACGATTCGGTCGGCGTCGAGCGCCTGGAGAATCCCGGCGCGTCCGGGTCGCACGCCGCGCAGTGAGTTCTTGTCGGGTAGGTCGATGACATCCATCGCGCCGGGGTCGTCCATCGCGTTGCCGTCAATGTCGATGAGTACGGGTGGGATATACAGCTCAAGCCGATCCACGGATCGATCCTTGACGTACTCGGGATTCCCAGCTCCACCAGGAGGGGTCGCAGCCTGAAACCAGAACAAAGTGCCGACCCGATCCTTAGGTGGCGTCCAGGTGCGAACTGGCGCGTTCTCCGCGTTGGCGGCGGTCGGGTTGTATCGATGCAGCGCGCCCAACAGGTTCGTTGGGATCGCCGCGACGATCGTCATTCCGGTGTCACGTCCTCGGTATACGCATCCGTGGCGTCGTATGTCGGGGTGATCGTGAACGCCCCGCCCGACTTGATGCCGCACAACGCTTTCAGCTCGCGTATCTCATCCGTCTCGAATCGCCGACGACGCGGCTTGGAGGTGTCGGAGCTGACCTGATACGGCCCGGCCATGATGTTGCTCTGAACTCCACTACCAGCTTCGGCAGCGCGCACGATGGCATCAATCAAGATGTCTTTGGCTGCGGCCGCCTTTTCGGTGGGGAACTCCGCGGACGTTATGCAGGGCGCGAACAGGGCCGCGCGCGCAATCGTGCCTGCGATGAGACGATCAACCACTTCATCGGGCGCACCCGGTAGATGTGCTTGGATCTCATCCCTGCTGATTGCGACTGCGGCCACTGTCCGCTCCCTTCCGACTAGCTACCCGCTGCGGCGTTGGCACCCGTGATGCGCACGAAGCGGTTCACGTCGCGGACAGCGAAGCCAACTTCAAACTCGACACGGACCGCGAACATGTTGCGCTGCCACAGGTTCAGCGTCTCGGCACCGTCAGTCAGGCTCGCCTGGCTGCTGATGTCGATGGACAGACCCTCCACGTAGCCCCACATTGCGGTGGACCACTCACCACCGAAGCCCACGGTGGACGGCGAGCCGGCCTTGTAGGCGTGCGGAGTCTTGGAGACGGGACGCGCCAGAATCTCGCGCTCAACTCGGCCCTCGCGGGTAACCGAATCAATGAAGATCGGACGGCCCTGGCTGTCCTTGGCACCGAGCGCGGCGATCTCAGCCTGAGAGGTGAGAACCCAGCGCTCCACGTCCGACCCCTCTACCGCGGCCACCGATTCAAGCGCGTCAACGTAGCCGTCGTAGACGTTGGTCGCGATCGAAGCGGTCGGCGCACTCGCGAGAGTGTCGAATCCAGTACCGGGCGAGGGGTCGAACCCCAGGCAGGTGCGGTCGAACTTCTTGGCCAGCACGCGCGGAAGGCGACTGACAAGGGCGTTGTAAAGGCCCGGAAGGTCGCGCTTGAACTGGTTCGAGAACGGGACGATCACGGCGAGCGTGTAGCCCTTGATGTTCTTGGAACTCAGCGATCCGCGGCTAACCGGCTTCTCGTCGGTCTCATCGACCCACTCGGCCTGGGGATCTCCCGTGATAATCGGGATGGACAGGCCACCAGCGGGAAGATCAATCTGCGGCACGAGCTGCTGAATGATCGAAGCCTGCTGGACGTTCTGCCAGATCTGCTGGGACACAGCCGGGGGCAGAGGCACCCCGTTTGTAGTCCGATTGATGTCCACACCAGCCATTGGTGTGACCTCCTTTCAAATGAAAGTGGTTGCTAAATAACGCCTCTGAGCGCTGCGGCAAATTGCTCTTCTGGAGTTGCTCCAGCGGCACCGCCGCGCCCAAACGCCGGATCGGGAGCTGGCCGGCGCGACTGACTGTTGGTCACCTCGGTGACGTAGGCAGCGAGCTTGGCCTTCAGGTCCTCAACCTCGGCAGTGATCTCTTCCTCAGAAGTCGCCGTGATCAGTGGCAGCGCGAACGGCGGAATGCCGTCGGCCAGTTGGTATCTCAGAAGGCGAGCATCGGCCTCAGCCTTGTCGGCCTCAGCCTTTTCGGCACGAGCCCGATCCTGAGCCGCCTGATCTAGCACGCGCTGATCAGGTGTCTTCTCGTTTTCCTTCTTCTGCTGTTCGCGATCGAACGCGGCCTTATATTCGGCGAAGTGCTGATCATGTTCCTTCGCCTTGGCCGCGTTGGTCTTTGCGCGAGCCTCGTTCTTACGAGCCTGGTCGCGCCACTGGTCGCGTTCGCCCTCTAGCGCCGCAAGCTGTTCGTCATAGGACGCCTCCAGCTCGTCGATGCTCTCCCCCGTCGCGTCTGTCTGCTGACCAGCCGCGGCCTCGGCCGCTCCGGGCATCGAGTTGGGCGTGGGGGTTCCGGCTTCATCTGACATGTGAGATCTCTCCTGCGTTACGCATAGAGGGGGCACCCGTTACGGGTGATCCGCTCGGGTGTGAGCGGAAGTCTGATCACCAAAATCGCCTGCTATGCAGCGGCTTTGGGCATGAAAAAGGCCCCTAACGATTGGATAGGGGCCGAACTCTGTTCTAAGAGTTAGATATTGACGTTGAGCTCTATCGACGAGTCTTCGATGTCTGCGAGATTGGTAGTCATCAGCGTGCCGTCTTCATTCCACTCGGCGGCCATCTGATCAAACGTCTCGGTCGCGGTGCGCCCGTCGAGAAATTCTCTCCGAATCGACAGCGCAACGTATGCGTACAGGATCTCGTCACCGTCTGCTACATGCAGTAGGCCGCACGCGTCCTTGTCGTTGGTCCAGAGGCGCCCCACGGGGTGCTCCAGTTCGTAATCCTGATAGAGGTTCACGTAGCGTCCTGCGCCCGCGCGCGCACCGGGGTAGTCCGGCTGGTCGTAGAACGCACCCAGCTCAGCGTCGATGATGTCGTGAACGCCATCGGGGAGCCAGCGTGTGGGGATCGGATTAGACAGGTTGATCCACCACCTCCACAATCACGTCAACCTTGAAGGAAGACGGCCCGGTTGACTTTCGCACTTCGAGCACTCTCATCTTCTGACTACGAGGAAGGATAACCTCACGCTCCTGAGTTCCCACGGAGGTCAGTTGGTTCATCTGATCGGGCGTTCCCGAAACGAAGATCCCACGCTGCCCCGGCTTCATCTTGTAGAGGATGCGAACCGGATTGTGAAAGGCCGGTGTGGTCGTGATCGACGTGGACAGGAAGGACTTGGACACGTACGTCTCGCCCTCCAGTACCTTGAGCGCGTCCACGTCGGTGCTATTGGCGAAGTTGAACTTCATTCCCAGACTGTTCTCATCGTTGAACTCGACAGCGTGCGTACCCCGGCTGAGCACGATGTGTTCCTCGAAAGGCTTGTGCTCGTAGAACGCTGAATCGAGCGCCTTCGTCTTGGCTGACGGCACCTTGTCGTCGCGTGCGTGCGCGTTCATCGTGCTATAGCCGCTGCCGGTGTAGGACTTGATGGCGCTGTACTGATTGGCCTTCCAGGATGCCTGGTCTTGCGGCGACATCAGCGATCCGAACTGTTGCCAGTCGGTGGCCTTGCCGTTGGCGTCGAAGATGTGTGGGTTATCAGCAGAGCCCACAGACGCCTTCGGGTTCGCGATGACCGACTTGCCGAGTTTCGCCAGCTCGGCTGCGGGTTGCTCATGCTCAGGCGTGTACTTCGTACCTTGTTTGATTGCAACCGGTTTCGGCGGTTCAACGAAGGTTGACTTACCCTGGGCCTTGAGCTTGTCCCACACCTCCTGGGCGGCACCCGGACCGAGCGCGTCGCCATACTTGGTGATCCATTTGCTCTGAACCGTTGGCCCGTAGTAGCCCATCAGGTTGACCATCTGATCAACGCTCAGGGCGTGGATGCCGAACTCCTTGTTGAACTCGGGGATCGCCTCGGAGAGTTTGATACCCTTCTCGACTGCCATCGACTTGACGGGTTGGAAGAACCCGCTGGGGCCGAACTGCTTGTTAAATTCCTTCTGCCACTTGGCAATTTGAATATTGGTAGAGAGCTGCTTAGGGAGTGCAGACGAACCCGGCTGCGCAACAGATTGCCCGCTGGCGCCGATCTTCTGCTCCCAGTACAGTTGTGGCGTCAGATTTGACAGCTCATTGAACTTGGCGGTGTCGCCCTTCTTCTTGGCGATGTACTTCGCCGACGCGAGCGCCTTGGCCGCCTTCTTCAGATCGTCAGCGGTCGCAACTGGTGCGAAAGCTTTGTCGAATTCGGCGAAAAGTTCATCGACGGAGTCACCCTCGCTGACATCCACCCCGGGAGGAAGGGTGACGGTGGTCGACTTCGGCTTTGTACCTACCTTCGTCAGGCGCTTCTTATACGCCTTGTCGAAGTAGTTCGTGAGACCTGTTGCCAGACTGTTTTTTCTAGCGACTACAGCGTTCAGGAACGCATCAACATCATTGGCCGGAACGCTGCCGTTCGCTTCCGCCAGAAGCTTCCCCTGCTTGACTGCGCCTTCGGCGTAGGGCCGGAAGAGATCGCGAATCTCTTTGTCTGGGATCGTCTGTAGCTTCTGTATGAAGAGCGCCAGTTCACCCGCCGAAGGATCGAGCAGATTTCCCGGCTCACCCTCGGCATACTGCCGAAACAGAGTGTTGTAGATGGGTTCTGACGTTCCGTGCTTGGCGTTGGGGTGGTAGTTCCAGTCCAGCTTGTCGCCGCTGAAGTACTTGAACGCCTGCCCCTTGTCGATGCCGACCAGCTCGCCGCTACCGGTGCGGATGAACTGCCCGGCATGACTGTCGTGGTTGCCCATCAGCCAATCCAGCGCGTGATGCTTCTGGATGGTCAGCAGGTCAGCATCGCTGATCGTGGCGATGCTGACGCCAGACGGGAACGCGTTCGTACTGCCGGGGAACATGTACTGGACGGACTGACGCTTGCCGCCCACCGTCATGATGTATGTCGCGGGTGTGGTCAAACCTGACTTCGCTTGCAGCTCAGCAGAAGCGGCGTCTAGGTTCACGAGGAATTGATCCTTGGGATTCTTCGGACCCTTGACTAGCCACTTCTGGGAGTTGGAGTCCGTATACACCGTCGCGCCGTGCGTGCCGAGTACCTGACCGGTGCTGGCCAACGCGTTCGGCGAGTCGATCAGTTCGCCAACAACAACTTTCGGCTTGGTGGCGGTACTGACGGTGCCGAGACCCGCAGTCGCTCCGGTTTCCGGTGTAGTGACCTTGGCAGTCGTCGCGGTGGTCGCCTTCGGCGTGATCGATTGACCCTTGGATGCCACGTACTCGGCCGGCGTCATCTTGACCAGCGCGTCGTACTTAGCGGTGTCGCCCTTCTTCTTTGCGATGTGCTTGGCCGCCGCCAGCGCCTTGGCCGCCTTCTTGAGATCAACATTCGCCACGGCGTTGCCCATCGCGGTCAACTTCGCGGACGCCTTGGCCGCTGCCGCAGCGGCCGCCATCTGCGCCTGCTGATCGTTGTAGACCTGCTCAGCCTTGAGCCATGCGACCGTGGCCTTCTTGTTGGCGATGTACTTGGCCTGCGCTGCGGCTTTGGCCTTCTTCTTGTTGAAGACCTTCTCCGCCGTTAGCCATGCCGCCACGTCGGTCTGGTATTGCTGTTCGGCCGCCAGCCAGTCGGCGGTGGCCTTCTTCTTGGCGACGTACTTCGCCTGCGCCGCGGCCTTGGCCTTCTTCTTGGCGTGGCTCTTCTCGGCCGACAACCACGCCGATACGTCGTACTGATGCTGTTTCTCGGCATCAAGCCACTTGGCCACGTCTGCTGGCGCCGGTGACTTCTTGGTAGACATCGCTACCAGTGTTGGCCCGCTGTCTGACGCGGCCAGTTCGTTGGCCCGCATTTTCGACAGGACCGCGTTCAGCGTCGGCTTGATCTGTTCGTCTTCGAGCTGTTTGACCGTTGCGATGTACTCGGCGTCCCAGTCCTGGTAGTACCCCGGCCGCTGGAACTTGAGCTTGCCGCGAGAGACCGCCGGCACGCAATGGCAGTTGTCATGACCCGCCTGCGCCGCGTGGGCGCTGCGGTAGACCGCTCCGCGCGTAGCCATCACACGGCAGAACTCGCATGCACCGGGCGACGCCAGACGCGAGTAGGTGACCTTCTCAACGTCCGCGTTGTGCAGGATCGTCGCGCGTGCGCCGTCGAACACCATGCGTTGCGCCGAACCCGTCAGCCGCGTCAAGGGGTTGGCGGTACCCGCGGCGCGGAACGCCCATTCAAGGGAATTCATCATCCGGTCATGCGGCACTGCGTCGATCGCCGCGACCGCGGTCGGCGTGTACGGCTCATCGGGTGCCAGCTCGCCGTACCACTGATTGGCGACCTCGGATGCGGCCTCTACATACGGCTGCACAACCTCCGGGAAGACCGCCTTGAACGCGTCCAGGAAGTCGGCACCCGTCGCGCCGTCGCTCTCCAGCTTCTTGTACAGCGCTACAAGGTCTTTGGTAGAGAGGGTGGAAAGGTCACCTAGGACGCTCTGGAGCGCTTGAGCCTGCTTAACCAGGTTGTCCAACAGGTGCCGCTCTACGGTCAGCCAGGGACGCTACCTGGCCGTCCTGGCGTGCATTCTCGACACCTTGACGGACCGATGCAACGAGGTTCGTTACGGTCGTCTTCTTGTCGTCGATCTCCATCTGTCGCTGATCAGCCCGGCTAATACCCAGCTTGTCGCGAGTGATGCGAGAAGTCGGGGTGTACACGCCCTTGTCGATCAGCTTGACCACCGCGTCAGAGGTTGCGGCGAAGGTGGGGGTTGACGCATCCCGCCACTGCGGGCGCACCTTGCGGATTTTGGTCCGAATGCTCTCGGCTAGCTCATCGAACGCCTTGCCTTCACGCACCATCACGCACAACCGCGCGGTCTCAGACCAGCCGCGTCCGAATGTCTTCTGTCGCTGCTCGGCGCGCTTGACGTGCCGGCCCTCCAGCGACCGGATGGCGTCGGCCGACGGTGGATTGTCAGTCTCAAATCCGAGATAGTTTGCAGGAACGGCAATTTCAGATGCGACAAGCTGACTCAGTGTGCGCATCTGACCGAAGAACGATTCCAGACTGGCACCCTTGAATTCCTTGATGTCGGGGATCTCACCCCATTCGTCGCGCTCAAGGGCGATCATGCGGCCGATGTAGGACTTCCACGCCGGCACAGGCTTACCGTCCTCGCCGACGAAGAACGATTCCTTCGCTCCGAGCACCGCGCGCTGCGGCGATGCGAGGTACTCGCGCGCAACTTCCATGTTGGCGAGAGTGCGCATGCCCGACTGGGTATGCGAGATAAGTGTTTCGGTGATCTCGGAATGACCATTGCGGCCGCGCGCACCCGAGCGTGGACGGTTGATCATCTGCGCGACCAACACACGGTCTAGGTTGTGCTTGTTGCGGTCGACCACTCGCATGTTTCCTACGCCAGCGGCGCTGAGTTCCATCGGAACGCATTCCAGAGCGATGATCTGATTCGGCAGAATCAGACGACCACCGACGAGGCGTTGTTCACGGTCAACAATTTGCAGAAACGCCGAGGTGGCGCGCCGCGATCGTGGGTCGTAGATCGCCGTCATGTTCCGCGGCGACTCGACGGTAACCACTACTTCCGGCTCATCATCCATACCGGAAGACACTGCGACGAAAGACGTTCCGTACATCAATCCATCGGTGTGGTTGATGTCAGACTCTACGTCCAGGTCGTTTTCCAGATAGATCTCTTCGAGCCCGAGCGGATCGCGATCCTCGCCGTCACCTTCGTACGACCAGCCCTCAAAGTTCAGTCGTTCTACCAGACTGTCTACGGCAACAGCCGGCCAGCCAACACAGCACATAAGATTGGAAAGTGTTGGCGGGATGGCGATCTTGAGATCTTCCATCCTACGTTTCGCTTCGTAGTACTGCTCTTTGATCAGATTCTCGCCCTGATACTTCTGAAGCTGAGTCGTCAGATCCATCAACACGGCTTGTTCGTCCTGCGACAATTGGACGGACGGCAGCGCTATAGCAGTGGTCATCCGAGCACCATCATCCTTCCTTGGCTAGACGAGTTGACGCGTACGCCAATGCCTTGGGCGTAGGAGTCGAGCCGCCCCTTGTACGCCATCACCGCGGCATACGCCGCGTCGATCTTGTTGGGAGACTCTGGATATGCCTTGTGAATCAAGTAACCTCGCGTGGCGGGACGCTTTCTCGCATTGAGAATGTGCTGCGTTAGCGCCAGATCACCGTTGTGACTGATCGTGATCACTGGGTCATCTGAGCTGAGATCCTGACCTGAGGTGACCACCGCATGACGGAAGATCTCGATGTGCTCAACTACGTTGATACCCTTGCCTTTAGGCCAGGCCATCATCGGATTCTTGACCGAGCATTTGACCTTGAGCCGTCGCCCGAAGTCCTTTTCCCAGGCCACCACCTGCTCAGTCCAGCCCGAGGGGTCCGCGTTGAATGCGACAACCCTGTAGTCCGCGAATGTCTTTCGCACTGCGGCGTCCACCTCGTGAACGGGTGGCACCCAGTCCTTCTCGTGTCTCTCCGCCTGCCAGACACCGATCGTGAATAGGCGCCCGTCGTGAATGCGGCATCCGATAAGCGCTGTGGCGTCCGCTTTTCCACGCTGGCGACCGCGTGAGCCGTCAAACCCGACCGCGATGAAGTCACCCGGCTTGATTGGGTTCAGGTCTGGCTCGTCATCGGTACCAACACGAATCGCGCTCCACTCGATCTGACTGATCCACTGATCCGAAGCGTGGGTGATCTGATTCAGGTAGTAGCGGCGCGCGTCCTGGGGATCGGTGTCGTCGTCCCAGTACTCTTGAATGATGCGGTCGAGATTGACCCATCCGCCATTGTCGTCGGCAGATTCGCCATACGAAATGCGCAGTCCCGCGCGCAGCGATTCGTAATCGGAGGGGTCAGTTTCCGGTGGCGCCTCACGATGGTCGTAGTACAGGCCACCAGGAACGCGCCCCTCACCCTGTGGGCGCTCGGCCCGAATAAGCTGCGCCTGGTAGTTCTTCCAGGATCTCTCCGCGACAGTGTTCTCACCGGGTAGGAACGCGTTCGGTGTTTCAACAGAGCAGCCGTTGACCTTACCGAGGTTGCGCCGAATGGTGCTGGCTAGTCTCAGGCCGCCGTTGGTCTCGGTCCAGCTCTCCGTCTGGTCCATCGCCGTGAAAACAGGGCGGAAGCCCTCGCGGCTGACGCCGGCGGATGTGACAGCCTCGATGCGACCGCGGGGGACGTTGATGAACGTCTCCATTGGGTCAACGTCGTAGTCATCAAGCAGTTGATCGCTACTGCGAACCATGTCCAGGCATGGGTCCCAGGTATTCGCGGTCTGATCCTCAGAGACCGCGATGATCTGGACCTTTGGCTTGATGCCGAGATCGACCCAGGGGCGGCCGACAGGCTGCCCGTCAGCGTCCCAGCCATCCATGACGACATCGCCGATCGCCTCCACGATGCACAGCGCGGCCACCAGCGGCGACTTCCCCCACCCCTTCGGTCGCGACAACACCGCGCGACGGATCAGACGCCCGTTGTTCATCGCTCGCCCGATCACCGCGGTGCCGGGCTTGAAGTTCGGATCTACCTCATAGAGCCGAGCGACGAAATGGGCCTGCTCGGGGGTGAAGATCAGCGGATCGCCGAGACTGGGGCCATCAACAACTTGCAGATACTCTGTGATCCAATCGAGCACGGCCCAGCCGAGCGTGGGACGCTCGTCGGGAACCGTTGGCTTCCAGGGCACTACGCGCCCAGCGGACCGTATCTGTTCTTCGAACCACCAGCGGGCTTGTCTCCCGACTGGCTGGCCTTCTTGTCCGCTTCGTTGGCCGCGGCGAACTGAATGCGCAGCCGCGCGCGATCCTCTGGCGTCGCGCCGAACTTGGCGACGCGTAGCCGCAGCTCAGCGGCGACCTTCACGTCACCAGACCAGTACCGGGCATGCAGAACCGCGGTGTCCAGCAGCTCGGACCAGTCCGTAGACGTGAACTCCGTTGATAGCGGGGAGTCTTTCCACATCTGCCACCACTCGACCGTCCGCGGTGGCCACTTGAACCGCTGAGCTTTGATCTCGCCGTCGACCGTGACCTCAAGATCAAATTCGGGTAGCGGGGGCTGTTCTACGGGGGTTGCTGGGATGATGCGGAGCGGCGTAGGCCCCGCGTTGCGTCGGGCACGCTTGTTTGGGTCCTTCGGAGGGGGGCCGACACCTGCCATGGGAGTACTCCTTCTTGAGCGCGTTTCGCGCGACCGTTTCGGTCAGAGTTGGCACTGAAACAGTCACGAAACAGTGCTTTACATGCGGATACGCCCGGCGTTTCAGCCGAGGCGAAAAAGTGGAGACCCGTACGGAGCCCCAGCGCCTATGCCAACCGGGGACCTTGGGTACCCCCAGGGGGTTACCTCCCCAGGCCCTAGGCGCCCGCGCAAAGCTACCGGTTGCGCCCTGGGTGTGGCTCTGGGTCCCGGTAGCGCTTGCTGCGACGACCTTGAGTCGCTTGCTTAGCCGTCTTCTTCTTGTGACATGGGCTGCATACGCACTGGAGTTCGTCCACGGTGAGGGTCACGCGCCTGTCGATGCCCCGTTGGGCCACACCATCTTTGTGGTCCAGCTCTTCGTAGACGCCTGTGCATCCGTCGTAGCGCAACTGACACTCATCGTTGTCTCTGATGCGCACAGCACGTCGTACAAACGCCGGCACGTTGGTCCCCGTGCCGTGACCACTGCCCGCCCAGACCAACTCAGTCCTGAGTTGAGCGATCGATGTCTTCGGTGAGCTGATCGAACACGATCACGTGATCAATCACCTCGTCGTCAATCTCTATGTCCGACACAAGCAATGTGAGGGTGAGTGTGTTCAGGGTGTTGGTGCCGGTGGCGCCACGGTGCACTGTCACCCCACCCTCGGCAATGAGCCCTGGTACCTGTACGCCGTCGATCAACACGGTGTGGTCTGCGGTGATGTACACCCGCTGATGACCACCGTCTGCAAACTCTGTTGAGCCACCACGATCAGATGGATAGGGATCAGGGATGTACATGCCTTGGTCTCCTAAGAGTCAGCTCGACCTCGTCACTCGACCAGTGCTCGCGTGTACCCACCCGCCACCCCCTACGAGGGGTGACCACTATGGCTCCATCCACTATGCGTGGCCCACGGGGTACTCCATCGGGGTGCTCTTCGATAACCGATGGTGTATCAGCATGATTCACCAAGCTCGGCCATGTGTAGCCGATGCGATGTCCCGATGCGTTGGCCCAATGCTCGATCGCTTGATCTTGTGCCAGAAACACAGCAGGAGGCTGGGTTAGGTGATCCAGCATGTTCGGTATCAGAAAGGTGCGAATGGCCACACCCACCGCATGCAACAGCACCTGACCTGTAAGCCAACATGGCGCCGCCTGCGTCTCCGGTGACAATGCGCGTGCGATCGTTCGGATGTGAGTCTGTGCGAATTCGGGCCTACCCTTGCCCAGATACAGCGAGACAACGGGCGTAGGCGCAACTGCCAGGGCTGATTCTAGTTGTGCGCGAAAGCCTTCGACTGGCTGCGCGTCGTCTTCGAGTACGACACTCCAGTCAGAGTCATAGGATGCAAGCGTCGACCACACACGACGATGGTTGACCTCGCAACCAAGATCACCATTGTCACGCGAGTACACGTTGGCATCCACCGCTTCGGCCAGCACGTCGGCGTCCTCAGTGCGATCGTCATGGGCGACGATGCCAATCTTGATGTTCATCGCCGCGTTGCCACCATCATGTTGAAATAGAACGCGATCGACTCGATGGGTACGTTCCAGGCGTATCGCGAGGGAAACAGATCAAGCTCTGTGCGCCCGCGGTAGTTGACCTCATCGGTCAACCGCTGAAAGAACTGCATCATGGTGAACTCGCCATCACGTCTGCGCTTCTCGGGGTCCTCGTTGGCTTCCATCGACCCGTAGTAGTGCTCGTGATAGGACGCGTGCGTGTCCTCCACGACGTAGATACCGCCTGGTGTCACATGGCGAAACAACAGCTCGAATGAGCGAATCGTCTTGGACGACAGATGACTTGCATCATCAATGATGACATCGAACGGACCGTACACCGCGGCCAGTCGATTGATCATCTCCTCATCATCCTGCGAGCCGTGCCAGAGAATGACATCATCGTCGGGTCTGAGGTTCTTTTTCTCCAACTCCACGATGACGATCTGCGAGTTCGGATGAGTGAAGTATTCGGCCCAGGTGCGCGCGCTGTTGCCGCCGCTGTCTGGGTCCTCGTGGCCACCCCAGCCGAGCTCCAAGAGGGTGATTGGCTTGTTGCGCAACGGTTTCAATAGCGGCTCATAGATCGCCGTGTAGTTGTGATTCAGCGATGATTTGTCCGTGCCGTGCTTCTTGGCGATCTCATCCAGACTCAGTGTCATTTGTGCTTCCAGATGCTCCAGTCGTTGCGCTCATTCGCCTTGAACGTGGTGAGCCATTGACTGCCCCAGACGATGCGATTACACCACTTTGACGATCGCGCAACGTAGTTGAATGCCGCCATATCGCCTTTGACCCTGCTTGGACCCACACGGAAGATCTCGCGCACCATATCCGCGGTGAAGTCCAGCAGCGTGGCGTGATCACCACCTACCACGCCAGCGTTGAGCAGTTGAGCGCCACCATTCTCGGCTATCCAGATCTGGTAGGGCGGATGGTTCTGCCGCATCCAGGGTATGTCCAAGACGGTCGGCTCATGCCCAACATACAACGCGCCCTCTTGCATGAGATCCCATGGTTCACGCAACATCTCAACATCGGTGCCATCGGTCATCCATACCCAGCGACTCTCGTGATCGCGCAGATAGCGGTAGACGACTATCCAGCGTTGGAGGTATGGGTTCAGACCCGACTCCACAGACACCCCGGCACCCCCGTCGTGCTCATGAGGTTCGTCGGCCAGAATGATCGACTTCGCACCTCTGATCGACTTGCGCCAGGCCTGAAAGTCCCGAGATTCCAACCTGGGAGCGTTCTTGCGCTGTGGATCAACCACCTTCGTCAACATGGTGGTGATGACTTCGTTGCCCAGTTGGCGATACGGGACGAACCCCTGCGTGGTCTCGCGCAGCTCGGCCAGCAGATAATCGTTGCGCTCGATCTGCGCCTGGCGCTCACGATCGCTCACGCTGCGTTTGAACTCGGGATGCTTGTGCCAGTGCTCATCCATCGAGTAGATGAACTCAGCCGAGCCCGCGGCATCCTGAAATGCGTTGGTGGTCAACCCGGTGTTGTTGACGCGAAGGCTGTACTCGACATGCTCATGGCCCCACACCCCGAAGATGGTCCGCATGCCGCCGCAGCGCTCAATCACGCTGTGATTCATGTAGATCAGACAGCCCATCGGGTGACTAAGTGCGCGCGTGCGTTCGTCTTCGTAGATGGTCTCGGGAATGCCCACCGGCTTGCCGTTCGCGTCCAGTGTCTTGAACAGGTAGCACAGGTGAGGCTCTGGGTTGTCGATGTAGAGATCGGTCCAACCCTCTTTGACCGGATAACAGTCGTCATCAAGTAGAAACAGCTCGGTGCAGCCGGCGTCGATCAGCAGCTCTATGCACTTGTTCTTGGCTGCCGCGACGCCGGCGCGCTCGGCGAATCGGTAGGTGATGCCGACACCGGGCTGAGTCGATGCGTCGTCAACGACAACCACCGTCGCGCCCGGCGTAAAACGCTGGACGTGCTCAAGTGTCGTGGCGAGAATGTTGGGACGGTTCCGCGTCGTGATCGCAACGCCGATGTGTGAGCGCGTCGGCGTGTCAGACGGTACGAACTCGACCCCATTGATCAGCACTGATGGATTCAAAATCGCCTCCGACGGAAGGCCTGGACCTGATTTTGGGACGGGTCTGTCAGTTGCTCATGATACGACGTGTAGCGACATTGTGTTGCCCGGTAGTTGATGGCGCGCCCAAACACACAACGAAGGCCCCCGGAGGGGACCGAGGGCCTTCGTCCATCACAACAACGACACCCTTGCGGAAAGGTGCCTGATCAGTATAGATCAGGCTTCGCGCGGCCGTCTGCGCGCGAGGTACCGGTTCACTTCGCCGACGTTGTACAGCTTCGTTCCGTCGTGTGCCTGCGAACTTGTTATGTAGCCGCGGTAGTTCCATTGCTGAACCGTGCTCGGTAGCACGTCGGCAATCTCTGCCATCTCGTTCGCCGTCAACCACTGATCGGGGTCATATGGCATGGCGCTCGGTTGCGTCCAATACACGTGCTCATCAACGCGCGCCTGATGGAAACGTGCCAGCGCCGCTGCTGGGTCCGCGATGTCACCGGCGACCACACGCGTCAGCAGATCGATCGCGATGATCGCGATGCGTTTGTTCCTGACCTCGCGCGACTCTCGATAGACGTGGACGTTGGCAGTCATTGATCGACCACACGTAGCGGTGGAGATACCTGGTGGTGACCGGGGGCGTCATCGGTCCCACGCCTCAGGATGCGCAAAGTCTCCTGTAGCTCGTCATTGGGCACTCGAAACACCAAGCGCACCATGGTCGTACCGGTCATCCATGATTCGGTGTCGTTGTTGCACACCTGCACCCGATAGTCAGGAAAGAGGGGAACGTCGCTCATGCCGTACCCTCCAGCGCGGTCAAGAAGTGTTCCCACGGCATGCCGGTGGTCGCGCAAGCCAGCTCTAGGTACCACTGACGTTCAGCGGCCAGCCAGGCGCCCACGTCGCGCTGCCATTCAGCCTCCGCTAGTAGCCATTTCAGCATCTCGTGCTCCTCCTGGTCTGTGAGAACCATCGACTGAAGCCACTTGTACTCGGCCTCGGTCCATGTGCCGTCCTGGTTGGGTCCCCCGTTGCATGCGAGACAGCGGATGACCTCGGGTGTGATGTCCTCCTGATTGGCTGAGCTGACACTCTGACGTTTGTCCTGGACCTCCTTGACCAACGCCAGCTCGCCGCACACGGGGCACGGTAGGTGTTGCTTCTCTCGGTACAGTGTCTCGCCGAGGTGGCGCCTGACGCGATACCCGAGATCAAACACTCTGAGCGCGAGTAGGGTTCCCTCAGATGAGGCCGCCAGCACGTCGATGTTCCTGATCACCACGTCAACAGCCTTGAGCACGATCTGAAAGTCGAACCTGTCGGCCGATGACTGGCCGACCACCACATCACCACGTGAGCGCGTGCGCTCACCCTTGCCCAGCACGAGCCTCGTAGAGCGATCGCAGACATCGACGATCTCACCCATCAACTCGGCCGTGTCCACGTTGATCAGCACTTTGGACCCCGGCTTGGGTCTGCGGCTGATCTCCTCACTCTGCCCACGCGCTCGCTTCTCCCCTATGGTCAGTTTCAGCTTGCACCAGTCATTGGGCATGCGGCGGAGAATCTTTCGCGCTCTGAGCTGACACGCCTCGCATAGGTGAGCGTCACCGGTCAGCTCAGCGGCGCGACGTTGACCAGCGACCACCGTGTAGCCGTCGCACAGTCGGCCAGCTCTGCATCGACGGATCTCACTCATCCATCGGCTCGACTTCCATGATGTTGTGTGGATCATTCAGTGGCCGTTGACATGTGGTGCACATGAGCCTGAAGTTGCGTTCCTTGATCAGTCGTTGGTTGGCCGCGGCTATCCGCGCCGCCACACGCTCACCGATGAGCATGCAGCGCTCACACACGAAGAAGATGACGCCACCACTCTCGGTTAGTCCCGGCTGGTTGCACTTGTCGATCATGTGCATCTCGACGCGGTACTTGGCCGGATTGGCGCAACCACCGTCGTGCGCCGGATGGTCTTCATCGAGACCACACCTGACGCACTCGCATCGCCCATAGTCCGGGGTGAACTCCAGAGCGTCCAGCACGTCTTGATCAGTCATCAGAAGCACTCACCGGCGTGAATGAGATGACATTCCGCGCATGGCTTTCGATCGTCATCCTCACGAATCTCAACGAACTTGGCGCGCCTGACCTCATCGTCGCCGCTCGGATCGAATGATGTGGGGTCGCTGTAGCACCCGGCATGCACCAGGTCGCCGTCGTCGTCGTAGATGACGTGCTGACCGACGGCGATCATCTCGCCGCAGTCGAAACAGTGACCCTCATAGGCCGCCTCAAATTCTCTACTCGCCATCGGCCAGCTCCGCGCACGTGACATGCACTGGCTCTTCGTCGTGACCGCGGTAGGTCACGCGAGCGCCGATGGAATACCCCTTGCCGCACAACGCGCATACTCCCGGCTGGAGCGCCCCGAACGTCACGCCGATCATCAGAAGTCACCCCCGCACGTCGGACAGGGGTGAACGTCTTCCCAGCCACGCCAGCGCCCAGCGATGCGCAACATCGTCCCGGCTCGTCGGCCGCGATTCCATCCACGAACATCGCCGTAGGCGCGCAGTTGATCGATGACGCTCCCTATCGTCTTGTCACAGAGCGCAAGACCCGCGAGATGAGCCTCCTCGAAGACCTCATCCTTGGTGTGCCACTGGTCATCCATCAGCAGCTCGGCGATGAGACGTATCAGACGTGTGTAGTCGTTGTTCCGACTGAGATCGAAGTCTCGCCACGGTTTGATCGGTGGCGGGCTCAGTGCTGGCTGGGGTCCAGTTAATTGCCTGGGTTGACCGATCGGGTAAGTCTCTAAATCACTCATCGCCAGTTCCATTCCGTGGCTGGTGCGACGAAGACCGAGACACCCGGCGTCTCGCCGATCTCGGCGATGCGTTTCCGGGCGTGGATGTCGATCACACGCGAGTCGTCGTCGTAGACCACATGGGTCAACGCGTCCATGATCGCCCGCTGGAGTTTGTCGGCGTCTGGCTTCTTGATGGCCGGCGGAGTCGGCCTGGTCTTCGGTGTGGAAACCGGACGCGGCAGGATGAATCCCAGTTCCACAGCTAACGCCGTATCGCTATAGATCGCGCGGCCGGCCATAGCCTGCTGCGCGAACGTCACGACATCCGATCGCCACGGCTTGAGATCCTTGGAGCTCTCCACCATGACGCCTCGGCCGACGTGACGCTTGGACCCTTGCGGAGCGGCCTTACCGGGCACGAAAAACGAGACATAGCGCGGAGGTGATTTCTCGCCGTTCGACGGATTCACTGCGTTAGGCATCCTAGAACCTCCCTGGAGCGTTGTTGTGGCTCCGGCGGCCAATCACACGCCGGTTGATAATTCATGGCCCAGTGCTTGATTTGGACGCCAAAACGAGGCCATCCAAGACAGACGCGAGACCTGCCCAAAACGCCGCGGAATGTTTCGTCCACTGTTTCAGGCCCGTCAGCGAAACGGTTGTTCCCGCGACTGTTTCGCGACCTGTATTCAAGGTTTTCTCTATGAGAAAACTTGAAACAGTCGCCAGTCGCAAACCGTTCTGACTGTTGCAACGCGACTGTTTCACTCGCTGAAACACTGAAACAGTCGAGACATTTCCGCAGGATCATGACAACCTCGCCGAGGGGTTCAAAGTCATGATCTTGGCGTTACGCGCACCCTCTCCAACGAGGATGACCGACTCCTCGATCGCGGTCTTGATGACTTTGCGCGCGGCATGGAAACCCATGCCGTTTTCGGCGAGTTTGGCCGTCAGCGCCCGCACCCCCAGACCGCCGATGAACTCGGGATCGGAGAGAATCTGGATGACCGCGGGCAGTCCGTCGCGCGCCTTCGTCGCGGCCCGGCCACCCTCATGAAGCAGCAATCCGCCCGTCTCCGGTAGGTACTCCAGCAAACCCTCAGCGACCGCCACGTCTCGCCCGTGCGCCGAGAAGAACCGCTTACCGCCATCGGCTGCCGGGTCCTCCCCCTCCTCGGCCTGCTCTCGCACGATCTTCCAGAGCACGTCCGGCCAATCGAGCAGACGTGAATCCCCGCGGCTGCGCTCGGCGCTGTGGCCCATGTGGTGCACCACGATCGACTCACTGGCCGCCGTCTCGGCCACGAACGCATCCCAGGCCACCAGGTACTTACCGGCGTCCTTGTCCTCGGAGAGCCCCAGCGCGTCCAGGCATGGCCGCAGACAGTCGAGAACGATGAAGTCTGACCCATGCAGCTTGGCCGCCCAACTCGCGCGCGTCGTCGGGTCCAGGATGTTGAACGTCGCCAGGTGCCCCTTCATTGGGAGCACCTGCACACGCTCGGTATTCTGAATACCCTGCGCGCGTAGCCATCTGCGGAACATGCGCTCGTCAAGCTCGGTGTCGATGACCGTCACCCGCTGAACCTGTGTCGTCGGGAACTTCCCGAGGAATGACACACCATCGGCCAGTGAGCGCAACAGGTTGGCCATCATCGTCGTCTTGCCGGCTTTGTATTGGGCCGCCAGCAGCGCCCGGCCACCGATCGGCAACAGCGCACCGATGCGGTACACCGCGTCCTCGTCCGGGATGCTGAGAAAGTCGGTCAGCGACACCGGATCTGGCGCGGTTTGACCTAGCTCATGCGCCTGCTGGGCCGCGTAGAGCGCCCGGCCTTCGTCTGACACACGCAACTCATACGCGGACTGCTGGACGCGCCTGCGGTGCGCCAGCATCTTCTCCGCTTCGGCGTCGCTCATCTCGGCATCGGGCTCGTCGCCGGCATTCTCGTCGTCATCGGCCGCGGTAGAGTCGTTGGGATCGATGGTGAACGCGGCCGGTATCTCATCGCGCTCGGGCACCTGACGCGCGCCGACCTTGGCGTCGCTGCCACGGAACGCCGACCGGATCGTCGGCATGATCTCGCCCTCTTGTAGCCCGATCGTCCGCGCCGTCGCCACCAGGTTGTTGATGGCCGTCTGCTCGTCTATCCGGCCAGCGCGCACCAGGCCCGCGAGACTGAATGCTGAGGTGTTGAGCTGCTGATTGCGCGCACCCTCCGGCGTCGCGGCCAGGATCTCCAGCTCATCGGCCATCGCGGCGCGGCCGTAGCGGTCGTCACCGATGAACTCGATCGGCGGCATCGGTGTTCGGGGTGGGTGCGACGATTTCCGATCTGGGTCATAACCGCGGAACCCGCGCATTCGTTCTTTGAACGAAACGACGTTGCCGCCATCGTCTTCGGGTGGCGGTTCGGGTGTGGTGTCACTTTCGCGTGACTCTGAAATTGTCTCGTCGTCGTTGTTGTCGTCACTCATCGCCGTCACGGACTAGATCCATGCGCCGTCTTCTGACGCCGACCCGATGGCCGCATATCGTTGAGCCGTATCGGCATCTACGCCGAGTGCTGTCCATTCGCCGGGGGCGTTGAAGAACTCGTCTCGCGTCATCTCCAGCATGTCCTCACCATCCAGAAGCCGATCGATGATGGTCTTCGGCCCGTGAATGGTGTGCACGTACTTGACCATGGGCGCCTCATCCACGACGGGTATCAGGTCGTCAGGTCCGTAAATGACGCGCTGCGGGAACGCTGCGTACATGACCACATTCGCGATCTCCGCGGCAACCGCATCCAGGGTCGGCTCACCCTCTACATCCTGCTGTTTGTCGGGCCAGTGCCCGGCAATTGTCGTCTTGATGATGCTGATCAGCTCGGTTTCTGAGCCCATGGGCACTCCTTGACGTGTGTTGTGATTGCCTCTCATTGTGCGCCACGTCAGCGCACTACACGTCCCACACGCGTCCACACGAGCAGATGAACGCCGCGCGGTCACCGCGCCCAGCAGTTTCGCCGAGTACGCGATGACCGCGGAACGTGTGCCACCACATTCGCAGGACGAACATCAGACGCCAGCCGCGGCCCTGAATACGCTGTGCAGGCCACGGAACCCCAGCCGCTCAAGCTGCGCAGTACTCACCTCGTCGTCGGTGATGACTTCCAGCATCCGCCGAAGTGAGGCCAGTGCAGCGGTGTCCACCACACGTACGCGCTTGACCTGATTTGAATTCGGCTCCGCTTTCGGGGACCAGCACACATGGCCAAACCACTCTGCGCCCAGTGCCTTTTTAACCTCATCCTCAGTGATTGCCTGGCCGTGCCTAACCTTCTCGGTGATCAAGTCGCGTAGCGCTTTCCATCGCGGGAGGCTGCTGTCAAACCAGCGTTCGCTGCGCCTCTCGTGCCACTCCTTAACCTCGCGCACATACCGCGCTTTGTCATCCTCGTGCGCTTTGAGTGCATCGTCGATCGCCTGAATGAGCAAGGCTCGCTTCATTTTCATAGTTGCTGTCCTCGTAACTTGACGTCAAGTTCCCTTAACGCGGCGTCGCCTAACGGTCCATCAGTCACGTTGAACTGCACATGACCCTTCCGGCCTTCAACCATCACCGTGACGGTCGGCCATTCGTCCGGGCCGATCCATCGCATGAGGTCGTCCCAGGTGCGCCCGCGCTGCGGGTAGTTGGATCGCGAGTCCTGGGTGAGCACCCACCTGTCGCCGTTGCGAATGGCCGCGTAGTTCAAAGGCTGCTGGTCATCCTCGCGCACCTTGACGAACGTGATGACCGCGAAGGGCCAGCTCGGCTCAACCGGTGCGCCTGTGGCCTCCTCGCGCCGGATCTCTTTGTCCAGGCTGTCCAGATACTTCACCACACCCTCACGCTCAATGCGTAGGCGCTCAATGGTCGTTTTCATTGTCTCCGTACACCTTTCGTTGTGATTCGTTGCAGAGATAGCACAGTCGTGCTCTGATGTTGACGTGCCGGAAGGGCTTGTCGCATCGCTCGCAGACATGCCATTGGAGTTTGGGATCATCCGTAGCGGTGGCTCCCACCAGAGCGCGACGTAGACGATGGCCGCTATCGGAATGGCGATGGCCGCGGCCACGGCCACGTGATGTACCAGGCATGGGCTACTCACCGCACCCACCCGCGCCGAAGTCCTGCCACGGCACGAAGCGTGCGGCTGGGTTATACGGCTCCGGTCCTACCGTGTACCGCGTCGGGCACCAGAATCCCCGCTGGCGCACACGCCGGCCGGTGATGAGCAGCGTCCACGCTGGAACATCCTGCGGGCTAACACTTCTCGCCCATGAGCCATCCTCGTAGCGATCCTGGGTCATCGTGACATCGAGCTTCACGATGTGCCGGTGGACTGCCCGCCGGAACGCCCATGACCAACGCTCGCGCCGGATCACGCCAGTGTCGGTGTGCTCCATGTAGCGACCCTTGAGCACCCACGAGATGAACCACCAGGGGTGGTCATGGGGCGCGCGATCGTCGTCGCTGTGAATGAACTGGTGGATATAGACATTCAGCAATGGGTTGCGGGGGATGACGTACCAGCGTCTCAGGTACAGCTCGCGATGGCTGTTGTAGATGAGCTGGTGCGGCTCGCCGCGCAACAGTTTTCGCAGCCAGCGGTGGTTGTTTGGTCCGGTACCATTCCTCATCGGCTCGCCCCATCGTTGATCATCGTGCATTCGACGCGCGCCGAATTGGTGTGGACCTCCACCGTTTTTGTGAGCTGATGACCATGAGCGATCCGATGGTCGTCCACCCATTCATCCCTAGACATCTGACTCAGGAACGGCTGCGCCTGATTGCAGTCGTGACAGATGCCCACGAACTGAACTTCGGGCTCGCCGGGGAAGCTGTAGACGGTGCGAGACGGTCTAGCCATCGGTCGTACCTCGCTGCCGCGCAAGACGATCGATGGCGACGACCAGCAGATCGATCAGGCTTCCCATCTTCAGATCCGGCCTCATTGGGGCCATCTCTGTCATCATTCCTGCGATGAACATCGCGGGAATGGGACCAGACTCTGGGTGTGAGTTGATCATTGTGTCAAGAGTCGCTTCGACATTCGCGTACCAGGCGATCGCTTGAGCCTCATCGGTCGGCGTGAACGGATGCGTCATGACGCCTCCTGCTGTCGCGCCAGCCGATCGATGGCGAGTACCAGCAGGCTGCACAGCTCATTGATCTCACCCTGCTCGGGATTCTCGTGCATCGACGCGAACCGTGACGCGATGCTGCACAGCGCGAGATTGCGATCTGGCGCTACCTGGCCGATCAGCTCGATGTGATCGCCGATCATCTCATCAAGTTCATCGTTGATGTCCTTGACCCATTCGCTGATCTTGTCGGCGATGGCTTCCATGAGGCCCATGATCACGACCCCTCCTGTCGCGCAAGACGATCCAGTGCCACGATGAACAGGTCAATCAGATCCTCGATCTTCAGAAATTCTTCGCTCCCCAGTGCCTTGTAGGTCATGTGCAGCAACCCGGACAACAGCTTCAGCGGTGGGGGTCCGCTCATCTGTTGGGTCTGCTCTCGGTGATCTCTGATGAGTCTGTCCAGTGATGTGTTGACACCCCTCTCCCATGCAAGCTCTTCCTCGGTGCTCGGCAGAACGCTCATGCCGTCACCTGCCAGACCAGCGTCTCCGGGTCGAACCCGAGGCGCTTGACTGTCTGCGTGTACGCCGGCGTCTCGTCGTGCTCGGGTACCGCAATGCCGAGGAACTTGTAGATCCAATGCTTCATGATTACTCCGATGTCGTTGTTGTGTTTGTTGATTCGTTGTCCAGTAGTTGATGCCCAGAGCGGCTAAGGGGTATCGAGTGCGGCGATGTTGAGCGTTGTCGTGCCGTACTGCGGCTTCCCCAACAGGCGCGCAAAAATCTTCTGGCGCGCAGTCTCCATCGCCGCCGGGTCGTCCATGATCTTCTCGACGGTCCGCTGAACGATCTGAGCTTGTACATCGTCGGGTGGTGCATCATCGTGACCAGCGGACGCGTTCAGGATCAGCGTGGCCATCCCACTTGAGAAGCCGTCGAGCCAGATGTCCAGGAAGACCTCTGAGTTGACCTCTCTGACCTCTACCTCGGGGTTGTCGTTCGTTGACTCATTCATTCTTCTTCTCTCCCTTTACTTTCGGTGACGGCTTGACCGTCCACGACCAGCGGTGCTGGGGGTCTATTCGCGAGGGTGGCGCGACGACGTAACCACCTATGCCGCGGTAGTCGATGCCAGGTGCGACCTCTCTGGCTGAATTGCCGTCGCCGGTAGGCTCAACTAGGAGATGTACGCCACCAGACGCGGTGGACACTCGACCGTGAACATCCGGCACGTAGTCCCCATCGATCATGTCGCGCAACGAAAGCCAGCCATCGGGCACGTCCACGTCAATCACGTCGAAGTGAATGCCGGTGGGTATGCCGATGTTGCACAGTGGGTGCTTCGTCCAGAACTTCTTGATGCGCTCAGGGTCGGTCGTCGCATCCTTGAATCCGTTGCCGCCATCTTTCTTCGCGATCGCCGGCCGCTTGCCGCCGACCTCCAGCGGAAACACGGGCCAGCCGTACTCGGTGGCGTAGAACAGCGCTGAGAGCCCCAGCGCTGGAGGCTGCTCATCGAGCGCTTTCAGCTCGGCCTCTATCTTGGCCTCAAGCTCGTGCTGGTCGCCCATGTAGACCGCGGCGCGCAACTCCGCGGTCAGCAGCTCCACGCGCGTCAGAGTTGGCGCTGGCGCGCTCTCTGCGCACTCCGGGTGCTGGCGCTGGTCGTCGTCGGTGACGATCATGAGCGTGTTGCATGAGACGCATGTGGAGTAGGTGAACATCACCACCACCCCTGTTGAGGTGGCATCCGATCCTCAAGCCGATCAATCTCGTAGGCTAGCGTCTCAATGCAATTGGCGAGTCCGACAATGAGACCGTTAGTGTTGCCATTGATTTCACCGATCAGTCGCCCGGTTAGCTCGCGCCCATCGAAGTCCTTGACATCGTTTTCGGCGTCTTCGCGAACCATCTGCGCGATCTCTCTTGCGCGGGCGGTAACGGCGCTCACCCCTCCACCGCCCGCGCATCGGCAACCTGCTTGGCCAATTCCTGCACCTCGTTGCGCACCCTGGCGGGCGTCCAGACGATCGGCAAGTCAATGGGTGGGAATCCTGCAGGTGGCCAGACGCCGGGCCACACATCCAGAAAGTGTGTTGTGTCGAACCCGATGACGTAACTGTTGCCCGGCCACATTTCGCCATATGTCAAGCTGCCATGCACAACTACATCAATGTCGAAGTACGGGACGCCATGCCACGGATGACCTTCTGGTACCAGTACATACCCGTTGAACACGCGATAGACCGGCCCGACGATGACGGCCCATTCAACGCCTTGGGTCTGACCCGCGTCGAAGACCTCACGGCCAGCGAAAGGGCCTGTCGTCATCGCCTTGGTCGTCACCTCGGGCGTCTCTAGCCTGATCGTGCTGGCGACTTTCTCGATCTCGCTCATCCCGTCATCCCCATCAGTCGCGCTGTCTGGCTGGCGTTTTCGTCGTCACGCCTGAACTCGGTGCATAGGCAGCGCGCATAGACATGCCCGGATTTCGCGTTGTGCGGGATGTCTGGGCAGTGCGTACAGCCGAGACACTGGCCGAACCCCGCCACGTGCGTGTCATCATCGTGACCGCACTTACAGGCTGGCGCTGGCGCACTCATGGCACGCTGACGAGCGGCACAGGGTCGATAGCTGACAGCCCCAGCTTCCGGCGAATGAAGTCGATGCCAGACGGCTGAACGTATGTTGTATAGCTGCAACCCATCTCGCCGTTGGTTCGCTCATATTCATGAGCGATCACCTCGAAGTGATGCATGTACTGCTGATACGGGGTGTTGCGCATTGAGCCTTTGGGAATGAGCACACCCACATTGCGCAGGTCTCGAAACAGTTTGTTCTGAGATGTGCCGAGCATCTTCGCGACCGCGCCGACGCCGAACTTCCCTGTGGTGTCTAGGAAGCTGTCGAACGCCTCAGCCTTCGGGCTAAGTTCTCTGTTCTCGGCCTCCAGCGCCATCCGCTCCTCTTCGGCGTTGAGCGCCATCCGCAGGATCTCCTGCCGGGTCAGCGACGCCGGATCGAACGCGGGTCGTGTCTCGGCCTCGCGCGTCTTCACAACGAAGTACTCTTGCGCCGCGGCGACCTCTGGCTTGCGCGGGTCTCCGTTCATCGCCACGAGATAGGCCGCGAACCGCGTCAGGTGGTAGTCGGTTTGCGGCCTCCCACCAGTCTTTTCATGCTTGACCATGAAAAGGGTCCTGACGTTGAAACCTTGGTTGGCTGCCGCCTGCTTGGCTCGCTCGATTACCGGCTCGAAGTACTGCCAAGTCGGGTATCCCATCTGGCCCATGAGCCAGCGGGCAGACCAGCAGCCCTCGCCGCCCTGTGGGCATGAGATCCGGCCAGCGTCGAACGGCGATTGCTGATTGATCTGATGAGTAATCTCGGTCATTTCCTTCTCCGCGTTGGTTGTCGTCGTGTATCGGTACGTTTGGGGTGGCGCCTCACCCCTCGGTCCCGCGCCTGTCGGTAGGGGCGACAGGGCGCACCGCGGGACGAGGGTGAGGCGCCTGCCGGGGCGAGCAGACACGGGCGGGGGATGCATCCGCTCTAGCCGCGGCCGCTTATCAGAACGGTGGTTCGGCGCTGTTGTTCGACCACGGATCATCCGCAGGTGCGGACGCCGCGGCGACGGGTGCGGCCATGTTCTGCTGGAACTTGTCGCTGGCGAGATACTTTCGCGCCAGCGCCTTCTCATCCTCGGTGGGCTCACTCAGCGTCCAGGGCGGCTTCTGGCCGGGCTTCGGCACACCCTTGCCGAGGCGACCCAGGTTGAACCGGCCAGTGCCGATGTTGCCCTTGATCTGACCTTGCAGCACCAGCGGGAAGACGTAGCCGCTGCGGTACACCGAGCCAGCCTCGGGGCCGTCCAGTACGTGAACGTTGGCCTCGATGGCATCCTTCGGGCCGTAGTTCTTGGTGGGCACACCCACTTTCAGCTCAAGAGGCTGGACGAGCAGAAGTCGCTTCTCCAAGTCCTCCCAGTTGATGACATCGGCTGAGCCTGGACCGTCGAATAGGTCATCACTCATTGGTTGATCCTTTCATTCCTGGTAGTTGATACGCGCGGCGCACGTATCTCGTTCCGGCGCAGCCGGTTACGGTTTGGTGTCGAGCGGCTTGTACTGTAATCCGGCTAGGTTGGCCTCCGTCTCGCTGATGTGAAAACCACGGTCGCGAGCGCGTCGAATCATTGCGATCTGCGCGTTGAGTCGTCGCGTCTGCGCATCGTCCCCGGTCACGCGGTCGTGCCTATCCCTGTAGTCGTAGCGTTTATGTGTGGTCACGTGATGACCGCCCTCGGCGTGTCCTTGCGCGCCTTGGTGCGGAAGATGTAGCCGCAACCGCACTGGTAGACCAGATGCGTTGGCGTGTCGGCGTTCTCGTCCGAAGCCTGCGTGACTCCGTACCATTCGTTGTAGTTCACGAAACCGGTAGACAGGTAAGGGCTACCACCGCTTGTGGGCACGCTGTAGGACTTCGTGAATGGCGTGTCCGGCTCCGTCCAGCCGACTAGGCGAACCTGAATATCTCCCAGTCTCTCGTCGCACATCGGACAGTGTGGAATGGAACCGAACTCGGGTAGCGTGAGGAATGCCGCTGCGCGCTCGGCCTTGCGAATCAGCCCCATCGCGCGCTGTAGCTTCTCGCGAGTCTCCTTGTGGTTCTGGCGATTCTGTTCACCCTCACAGGTGAGCCGTTCGATCGTCTTCTGACACTGCCCGGCGCGCTCGCGCTCGGTGGCGACTAATCGCAGCAGTCGCTTTTTCTTCATCGCGTATCACCAGCCCCTTGCAGGGTTCCACGTTCAGAACGCGAAGCCAGTTTGGCGATATTGATGCCCGCGATCGAGTCCAGATCGGCGCCGAGCTGGGTTGCGGTCTGGGCGACGTACCAAAGCACGTCGCCCAGACCGAACATAATGCGCATCCGCGCGTCGTCGGTGAGCACGCCACCGTCGTCGCGCAGCACCTTCTTGACCTTGTTCGCGATCTCGCCGGCCCCACCGACCAGACCCATTGCGACATAGGCCAGTCCGTCAACACTGCTGGTGTCGTCCGCGCCGGGGTAGATGGCGGTCTCAGCCGCGCGACGCTGGTACTCGTCAAGGGTGATCATCGGACCGGCACCGTGGGGATCGCGCCGTTGATCGGCCAGCAGCCCGCGGTAGGTTGGCCCTTCTCCAGCGATTTCTGAATGCAGTACATGATGATGACGTTCGGATCGTTGGACACCGAGGACGCCAGGATCTTGTTGGCGTCGGCCTGCGCCTGTGCCGTCTGCTTAGCCTGCTCCGCTACGGCGGTGTTGGCCTTCTCGGCGTTGAACTGGTTGATCTTGTCCTCAGTCTGCTGGTCGTAGTCGATGATCGGGACGTTGACCTCCAGCACGTCGATTTGCGCGCTGATCTTGTCATTGAGACGCTTCTGGACCTCCCGTGACAGAGTGCCCAGGTCAGCGCCGTTCGTGGCGTTCTTGGGCGTCAGGGGGTCGAACGACGCGAAGGTCTCGTTCATGGCTGACTGAAGCGAGCGAGTGACGAGGTTGGACTTCACGTTGTCGAATGTCTTGTACTGGACGAAGAGCACATCCGCGGCATCGGCTTTGATCTGCCAGCGCACGTTGACATCAGCGTCGGCGGTGGAGTTGTTGCCGAGCCGGATTTTCACGCGGTGCTCGCCGTTGAACACATCGTTCTGAATGGCGCCGTCCATCTCGGTCACGTTCGACCACGGGGCTTTGACGTGCAGACCGTTCTGGAGCGTTGTGCCGGAAGGCTTTCCAAAGGTGGTCACGATACCCACGCTGCGCGTCGCGACGATGGTGAAGCATCCGAAAGCCAGAATGATCGTCGCCAGCGCGAGAATGGCGACACCGGCGATGATCGTCAGCTTCGAGATCCCGCGATTCTCGGCGACGCGATCGACTTGGTTCTCCCAGTCGCGCAGCCTGTAGGTGTAGTCAGGATCGATACCTTCTTGCCTCTCGGGTTTGGGTCCAACAGAGCCTGACTTCCGCAGCATCCAAAGACCGATCCCGATGATCGGGACCGCGATAAACGCCAGGACGATGAACGTCCAGATCTGCCAACTCATTTCGTACCTTTCGTTGATGGTGTCGTTGTTGTGGTTACGCCGCGCCGAGGTGGGCGAGACGAGCTTTGATGGCGTCCTTGAATCCATCGGTCAGCTCTTCACGCTTGGCGGCCTCGGCCCAAACGTCGCGCAGAGCTTCCACGTTGCACGCCAGACTGATGCGATCCGTCAGTGGAATGTCTGGGCCAAGCTCGACGATGCGACCGAGCGCCGTGAGCTTTCGCCGTAGACCTTTCTGGTGCTTCTCACGCGCAACCTTGCAGTCGGCCCAACCCTTCGTCAGATCGGCCCAATGCAGCTCGCACGTAGCCTGTTTCATCGGAAGGTGAACCACGATGCCCCGCTTGAGATCCACCGGTCCGAAGTCCTGTCGCGCTTCATTGATCACGTCATACGGGGTGCTGTGCGCGTACATGGCCAGTTGCGCCTCAACCATCCGCGGATGCAGCGTCCCGGTTTTCAGATCAACGATCTTCGGTCGCCCCTGCACCTTGCCGCGCACTCTGTACGTCGAGCGGCGGTCAGGAGTGCCGGCCACCTTGTAGTCGTCGTAGACGTGCATGTGCTCGGCCAGCTCGTGCTCAAGGCATCTGGTCGCAATGCGGTAGGCGTCGGCATCACGCCGAGCTTCTGACGGCACAGGCTCCAGGGCCTTGGTGTTCTCATTCCACCACTCGCGCGGCATCATGTCGCCCTTGTCCATGGCATCGGTGACCTGGTGCATCATCGAGCCCCATTCCTGCTTTTCGTCGCGACCAGCCAAACGTGCTGCGCGCTTGGCGATGTCAGACAGAACCCTCAGTTCACCGTTCCACGCCATCAGCTCGGCTCGAAGTTCCGGTGACTTGATCAACCCTTCGAGCGTCAGGCGCTCCTGCCAGATGCGCAGACCGTCGCTACTGCCATCCTCCAAGTGGTCGATGAAAAGCGTTGTGCGCTGGTAGGCCACACGCTTGTCACCCTCCGGGGTCATGATCAACGGCTGGTTGTTCCCGTTGCGGTACACGCCGAAGTGATCTCGCTTCGGAGTCGTGTCAGGCGCAGGCTTCATGGGACCGTCGAAAATGTCATCCGCGGTCATGAGAGCAGTCCGCTTGCCTTTAGATCGGTCAAAGCCTCACGCTGCGCCTCAAGCTGCCTGGCCGCGATCACCATTACCTCGTCGCGCGGAACGGGCGCGAAAACAACTGTGGTGTTGTCGTTTTCGCTGTCGTACGCCGCTGACACGGGTCGCCAGAAGATGCCACGGGAGCACGGTCCTAGCAGTTGCGGGGTGTTGGCGACCTCGCGCGCGTCACCGTCGTAGACGGCGTGGCGCCGCGCTGGCACTTCATTCATCGCGCCATCCGATCTATCAGCTTGTCGATGCGATCGCCCACATCGAGCAGCGCATGAACGATCGCCGAGGTCCGATAGAACGCACCCGCGTCGGACTCGCCATTAGCGCTATCCAGGGCTCTCAGCGCCTCTTGCCTGTGTGTGTTCATCGTTCCACCTGCTGACGACTCGGGACCAGGCTGGCCAGTCCGACCGCTGCCTTGTTCTGTGCGTCCGAGTGGATGCCCAGACCGATTTCGGCCAGCCAGGCGCGCAGTCCACCACGGTCATTCGGCACGAGCGCTGCCAGCGCCACCGTGAGCATTTGCAGCTCATGACGATTGCGCTTATCCAGCGTCTTCCAGACCTCTTCGGGATCATCCTCGCGTATCTCGCTGATGAGCTTGTACGCCTCATCCAGAATGCGGCCGCAGACCTTGACGTGTGCACCGCTCTGGTTGTGCACCTTGACTGCACCACGCGGTGCGCGATAGATGCCGAGCGCCTTCTGGATGATCATCGCCTGATCGGATGTACTGGCTCGCAGGATCATCGCGACGTGAGCCAGCGCCAACTCGCTATATCTCGTTGGGTGCGTGACATCGCCAGGCATGTATCCGACTTCGATCAACTCTTCGTAGTACTGGCGCGCGATGTTGGTCAGCGTCGATCGGCTGATGCCGAAATAGTCACAGACCTCGGGAATGGTCATGGTTCCGGCGACAACGGGGAACTCAATGCCCAGATCGGCCAGGCGCTCCAGCGCAACGGACGAGAGCGCTTCACGCCGGCGTTTCCAGTACAGCTTCTTGCGCGAGTTACGCTCACCATCAGTGGTTTTCAGTACGCCTGTCGTCATGTCGTCGGTGACCAATGCGAGTGTCATGCGATCTCCTCAATGTCCGTCAGGAACTCCCCGTCCTCCAGGGCGATGATGACCAGGGGGTCTCTAACTCGGTGAAACGGGACGATGCGGAACTTCACGTCCCACACCGGGGGTGTGTCGTGCTGGTCTACCGTCTCGGTGCCGACGTAGACCACCCAGTCGTCAACTTCGTCCCAGTGCGTTGACAACAGCAGGCGCCGGCCCTGACTGGTCATCAGCGCGTAGTCCCCGGATCGCAACGGCCAATCAATGCCGTTCATGCGCAGGAACAACTGATGGTCTTGCGCACCGGCCTCCACGATTAGGTTGTTGCCCGCGGTCAGCCAGTTGTCGACCTCTATGCGCGCCTCCACATCCTGCGACGGAAGCTGTTGCGCGAGTTGGCCAAACCATTCTTTGAGCTTTCTCATCGCCCCCACCTTGACGCTCGCCGAAAGCACTCAGCAGTCGCCCTAGCGTCATCCAGGGCACTGTGCTCAGTGCCCGCGTCCACCGACAGTGATACGCACACATCGTGTAGACCGCGGATGTCGCTCGGGTCCAATCCCAGCGCGCCGCTGGCGTACGCGCACACATCGGCCAGCCGATAGTGCCAAGACTCCGTGTAGCCGGTTGCTTTGACCAGCATGTCGGCGTCGAACCGCGGGTTAGCGCCACCGAGCCGGTTGCCTTTAAGCATGTCGTACAGCTCACGATAGGCCGGACCGTTGTCGGCCGGGCTCTTGAGCATCTTGCGGAAAACGCCACGCTCGTAATATCTGTTGACACGCAATGCTTCTGGGTCGGCCAGCGTCATCTGATCAGACTGGATGTGCGGCACGAAATAGAGCTCCTGGCCGGTGGCGACGTTGACCGCCGCCACCTCCAGGACCGAGTGAACATCGCTATCAAGACCTGTGGTCTCCAGGTCCACGACGATCAGGTCCATCAGTTCTCCACCGCCTTTGAGATCGGCGTTGCGACGACTGTGGGAACGTGGACAATGGTCCAATCACCACCGATCACGTAACGCTGATCGATGTCGTCACTGCCGAAGACGTTCTCGTCTTCTGGCAGTCCTACTTTCATCCCGAGGTGATGAGTCAGTAGGTGATGGATGAACGCCATCGCCTCAAACTTGCCATCCGGGTTGATGCGCGCAAACTCCCAACCGCCCAACGTCTTCACACCCGCCACGATCGCGAACGGTTCATCGGGCATGCGAGAGAAGATGATGCTTCCGCTTGGAAACTCATCAGGTCGCTGTTTCTCGGGGCCAATGATCGTCATCGACGGATCGCGACAGACCACCCAGGTCATATCCAGATCGCCCAGAATGTCCTCATCGGTGGACGGCTCTCGGGTGATCTTGAGCGTGCTTTCCTCGGTGACCTGCACGAGATACCAGCCGTCCTCGGCGCGAAGACCGAAAACCGTGTGATTGTCGTTGTCCGGGCAGATGGTGAATGCCATTGTCCCCACTGGATACTCACGCATGTTCGGCAACCTCCTCATCCTCATCGGTCAGGAGTGGTGCCGTGGGGATGTGCACGAAGGTGAACACCATGGGCTCGTCGATCTCGTGCTGAAGCTCGTGCAGATCCTCGTCGCTGATGACCGGGATCGGGTGGCCCGCCAGCAGCGCGAGGGCCAACTTCTGAGGCTCCATGAACATCGTGAATCTGCCACGCTCAGCGACGCCGGACACGTTCCAGCCGTTGGCGTCTCGCAGCAGCACTGAGACGTGATTGTCATTTCGAGGGCACACCCAATACGCGATGGTGCCGCTGGGGTAAGTCCGAAAGTGGGTGGCCATCAGAACGCTCCCACCCGCATCAGAAATGCTGCCGCCACGATCGGCCCCGTCATGGCTGTCACCAGCCACGCGGCATAGTCGCCGAAAGTTAGTTCATTGCTCGACATCTCAATACCTTTCATTCGTTGGTGTCGTTGTTGTGATGTCCTTCTAGGTGACCGACAGCTCCGCTAGCCGTCGTTTGAATGTCCCCTTGAAGCTCATGCGGCCACCGCCGTACTCAGCTCTGCCAGCAGATCGCTGAGCATCCAGCGCAGCGCGCCGGCGGCCTGTTGTGGCACAACGCCATTGCCGCAGATGCGTAGTTGCGCGCGCCGTGAGAGTCCTTCGATATTGACCCAATCCAGCGGCCAGCCCATCATCCATTCGGCGAACCGCGGATTCAGTTGCGGCGATCCTCCACCGGGAACCACGGGATATGGCGCAAGTCGTAAGAGAGCTTCCCACCGTTTCACCGCGAGGTCGTACTGGTGCCACTCGGGTTCGTTGTAGGCAACCGCGAGGTCAACCATCTGGACAATCGACACGCCGATGCCGAAGCTGCGCCGTCGATCTGGGTGATAACCCTTGCGGTCACCATCGGTGGCCATCGGCGTGGGCATGAGCGCGAATGTGTCATCGATGGCTGTCCGTAAATCGGGTCCGCCGGTGCCGTGATGGCCCGCACCACCGTTGCCGTCGCTCGCCCGCGGCGTGGGGAATAGCTCCTTGACCAGCCCAGTCAACATCGGCTTGCCCGCGCTGTTGTGTGTGTTGTTCTGGAGCGCAATGGGCGTCGGCAGCAGCGGATCGGGCCGACCCTTGAGATCTGGCCGATTCGGCACCGGATCGTGTCCCGTTGCGTACTGCGCGACGTACGGCAGCATCAGATGTTTAGACCCTCGGGTGTAGTACCCCGCGGTAGGTGTCGGCAGTAGATCACCGTCACCGATGCCGGTCAGGTCGGGAATGACTCCTGATTCGGATCGGATTGCTTCTTCGACTTCTGCCGCCGTGAGGTCGGCGCGATAGGCAAGGATGAAGACTCGTTCGCGCTGATGCGGGGCTCCCCACCATGACGCGGATACAGTCCGCCAGCTCGCGTTATACCCGAGTCCGGCCAGGTCTCCGAGTACGGCTCCGGCCGCGTTGAGTGAAGGTTGTCCTGCGTCTTCTCCCAGGTCTGGGTCGCTGGATTCCACGTTGCGATGGGCGGTTGCACTGAGTAGACCCCTCACGTTCTCGATGACGACGAACTTGGGGCGCAGCGCCGAGATAGCCTGCGCGAAGTGTGACCACAGACCTGAGCGCGTCCCTTCGGCCAGACCCTTGCGAACGCCTGCGCAGCTCACGTCCTGGCACGGGAAACCACCGCACAGGATGTCAACTTCCTCAACCGTCGCCCAGTCGACCGTGGTCACATCGATCAAATTGGGGATGCCAGGGAATCGCGCCGCGAGGACTTTCTGAGCGTCTTTGTTGAACTCGCACACCCAGACGGTCTCGGCGTCGAAGATTGACGTGACACCGAGATCAAGACCTCCTGCACCCGAGAAGAGTGAGCCAAGTTTCATGGTCACTTCGCACCGCCCCGACTCTCGGGTGGCTCCCACGAGGGAAGCTCGGCAGCAAACCTTCGCAATTCCTCGGGAGTGATCATCACGCGCCCGTCCAACACTCGGGGATTGATACGACCTGTCCTAATGAGTTCATTCAGCTTGTTCAAAGAGATCTCACCCAGCGCCGCGGCCGCGACTTTCTTCGGAACGAAAATCGGTTCCATGCCGACTGTGATTTCACTCGTGATCAGATCGGTCATTAGCTCGCCTGTTGATTGTTAGAACGTTGCCTAGTAATTGACGTAGCGGGCTGGAAGATGTTGGACATCTTGACTCCAAGTGCCACCGAAATTGCTTGTGCCACTTCAACAGAGAAGGTCCGACAGCGTTCCGGGTCTCCGCTGAGCAGATGTCCGATGAAAGATGGATGCTTGCCGACCTTTTGAGCCAGATTGCGAGCTGTCATCAGCTTTTCGGGCTCGGGACCCACCAGGCTGCGCAACAGCGGGAGGTTCTTGACCTCGACCGATCTGACATCATGCGCCACGAACTCACAACCCTTCAGCGCCACCCCATAACGATGTGGTGACTAGTAGGTGAACGGGATGCATAGATCATCAACTACTAGCGACTGTCCTGTCAACCACCGATATGACCTGTCCAGCGAAGTTACTAGCGCGCCACGCGGGTGGACTAACGAACACCTGCGCGCTGAACAGTGATGTTGTAAGGTTCAGCAACCACGGATTACTAGTTGCATTACTGGTAGTTGCACGATCAAAATAGAGCTGATAGGGCCGCTAACTACTAGTGACCACCAACGATTGGAAGACAAGATGCCTGTAACCAACGCGAGTAGCGATGAGGATGGGTTGACTCTCCAAGACCTGATACTCACACTCAAGGGCGATCGGACGTACAAAGACTTAGAGGACGCGAGCGGCGGGGTGGTGAAAGCCCAGCGCTGGAATCAGATCACCAACGGGATCAAGGTCAAGGAGTTTCCAGAGCCCGCGTCGATCGAAGGCATGGCTCGCGCACTCAATGTGAAGCTCGATGTCATACTGCTGTCGATCGCGCGATCAGTCGGCCTGTCTGTCGGGGAGGATGACTCACGACTAGCGGCCATGCTGCCTCCCGGCGCGGACAAGCTAGGCGATACTCAGCTTGGTCTCATGCTGTCTCTGCTGCGCGAGATGATCAAGGCGAGTGGAAATGACGACGGGAACGACGAAAGCCTCCCAAAAGTAGTGGGCTCCAAGACCAAGCCGGAGCCCGAAGCCGCAAAGAAGACCGCTCGCCGAACGGGGAGAGCGCCGAAAACGCCTAAGTAACAGTGCCTTTCAGACGACCTACTCCCGGTTGTCGCCGTGGCCCCCGTCGTACGTCGATGGGTGTACTGCACGGTCTGTCCTGCCATGACAAACTAACGGGCACCGACACGTGGGTCATCAGGCCATCATCGGTCTCTGACCATACGTCTTGGTGTCGCAACGCGTAGTACTGAACGGCGAGCTGAGTGGCATTGACGCGCCGGCACGGAATCGCCACGATCGACCCCGTGACAACCTGCACTAGCTGACCGATGTATACCATCGCATGCGGCCCGACGTGGTGATAGATGACCTCACCAACCGAAGGGTAAACGGCTACAAACAAGATTATCCCCTGTTCCACACGCCACGGGCCCCTCAGCCGTGGTCACTCTCATTGTGACGGTTTACGGCACACAGCCTGCCGTTTGACAGCCCGCACGCGCGTGGGACTCAATGTAGCGCCGGATTCACCAGCTCGTTCAGTTTTGACAATGCCGCCTTCATCTGGGTCTGATCCACATGGACGTAACCACGATGTGCGACAACAGAACTCTGCCCCATGATCGCCATCCGCACATCCTCGGGCACTCCCAGCTCCATCAAAAGCGTTGCGGCAGTGTGCCTTGCGGCATAGAGCACTCTGCTGGGCAAATCTGGGCTTTCCGGGTCGCCAGATACTGACTCAATTTCATTACATTCTGCATCGGATTCATCGGTCTCCACCGCGATCATCTCGGTCTCCAGTCCGGCTGCCACCATGAGCGCATGCCAGCGCTCATTCAGCTCTGTCGGACCATAGGGGCGGCCATCGTCATGAGCCCAGACCAGGTCGAGTGGGCCGGGCTTCTGGCGCTTTAATCGCAAGCGCAACATAGCTTCCAGGGGTTCTATGAGAGGAAGGGGACGCTTACCTTTTGCTGTCTTCGGCCGAGTCCACACCTGCGTTCCGTGGCAGGGGCGGTACTCAAAGCCCGGCTCGAAATCGAACTCCGCGTCTGGGCACCACCCCGCGCGCTTCCGCCCACACGGATACGCACCCGCCTCGTCAGGTTCACCGCAGCCGTGTCTTTTGCTCGTCAGCTCCTGAAGCTGCCATGACAGATCCAGGACCTTGTTGTCGAAGTCGACTCGACTCCACTCAAGCCCGTTCAACTCACTAGGCCGGGCCACTGTCAGGAACGCGAAACTCCAGCGATCCGCCAAGGGGTCGCCCAGATCTATCGCCGTGCGCATGATGTGTTTAGCCTGGTGGGTGGTGAAGGGCGGAATCTCCGCAGTGACATGGTTCGGCTTCTTGATCATGGTGACCACGTTGCGCTCAAGGACACCTTCCCTGATCGCCCCCTTGAGTGCTGTTTGAAGAATCTGATGCGCCTTGACCGCGTTCCGGGTCGAAGTCCGCTGAATCACCTTGATGAGGTCTCGGATGTCCTCGGGTGTCAGTTTGGCGAGCTGCTTGTTGCCGATGTGCGGCTTGATCAGCAGACGAATCCCCGACTCGTAGTAGCGGTAGGTCTTCGGCTTCACGTTGGGCTTGTGAATCTTCTCCAGCCAGTGATCCAGCCACTGGGCAACGGTGAGCTTGGGTGACCGAGTGATGTTGCCCTTGGCAACGTCCTCCAACAGCTTCTTGCGTCGCGCCAGCGCAGTGGCGCGATCTTTTGCCGAAACCGTCTTGCGCTCCTGCTTGCCGGGGATTGGCCCCGGCACCGTCACCGCACAGACCCACAGCCCGTTGGCGCGCTTGTACGGCCTACCTTCGCCGCGGCTCCCGCGCTGGCGTGGCGTCAAGTGCCACGCTCCGCAGTCGCATTCATATGGCTTCACACCCTTGGGCGGGTTCCGGTAGCGGCGCGCCAGCTCATCAGTCGCACCAGCCTTGTCGGGGTAGCCCTTCAGGTGGGGGGTTGGACAACGCAT